ATGCTTTATGTCTTTTTAATAATCCCGCTATTATCAACGCCTTGCCAGTATGTAACGCTTTATTTTTGTGTGTTCTTCATAGATTTGAAGGTTATCAATTTACGCATAATGTGTACACTAATGTGTATATCTTCTTCCGGAGTGTACACATTGCTTACCGACACAAAATTAAGAAAAGCTCTTGGCAAAAAAAGAGACCAAATCGAGGTCATTTCAGACGCACATGGTCTGAATGTCAGGTTGTCTACATCCGGCAGTATAACATTCTTTTACCGCTACAGATGGAACGGGAAAGCCGCTCAACTAACGATTGGTGATTATCCAACCACCTCATTAGCTCATGCGCGAGAACGTAGGCAGCAGTTCAGGGCTTGGCTAGCGGAAGGGCTTGATCCTAGACGGCAAGTAGTACTTGAGAAACAGAAAAAAGTAGAAGCGCTTACAGTGAAAGAAGCATTCGATTACTGGGAGAAGTACTACTGCATCCCTGAAGGTCTGGTAAAAATCAAAGTTAACCGCCGCGACTTCAATAATCATATAGCCCCAGTGCTCGGAAATATGATTGTAGATCAGACAACTAAAGCTCACTGGCTAAATCTTTTTGACGGTATGGGGCGAAGAGTGGTTACAGGGCAAATGCTCGGTTTGATGCAGCGCACATTTCGTTTCTGTTCCAACCGTGGGGTAATTAACGTGAACCCTATTGAAAGCCTTAGACGATCAGATGTAGGGCTCACAGCAGCTGTAAAAGATCGCAGGTTAAGTGATGATGAAATCATTACAGTTTGGAATGCCCTGCCTGAGATGAAATATAGGCAGCAATTGATAATGAAGTTTCTCATTATGACTGGCTGTCGAAGTACAGAGATCAGAACAGCAAAATGGGAATGGTTTGATTTCAAGGAACAAACATGGACTATCCCGGCAAGCGACTATAAAACTGGGAAGTCGGTGAGAAGGGCGCTTCCTGAGGCTGTAATACTGATGATGGTAGCTGAAAAAGAAACATCAGTTTCAAAACATGTTGTGACGTTGTCACGATACAGGGGGCCAGAAGATGACAGGCCGCCACTTCAACCAAACGTGGCTCTGTTCTCTGCGCAGATAATTGCAAAAACAGGGATGAAACCTTGGTCGCTTCATGATTTGAGAAGAACAGTGGCGACGCGCCTTTCTGAATTAGGTGCGCCACCACATGTTGTGGAAAAACTACTAGGGCATCATATGTCTGGAGTTATGGCGCGGTATAACCTCCACGATTATTTGGATGATCAGCGTCATTGGCTTGCTGTTTGGCAACGTCATCTTGAGAAGTTGATTGGCCAGCCTCTGGTTTGATACCCATGTTGTCTTCCCAGGCAAGAAGGTCTGACAAACGCCATCTTTTAGGACTGCCATTTATTTTTGGCTTCGGAAACGGCTGAGAAAAGTACGATGGCATCCGGGATGGTGTACTCCAGAAATACAGTGTGCTGCGCGAAATTTTGTATCTGGACAGAATGTCACTGGTTATCAATATTTCATCTTGGAAATGAGATGCGTTATTCATAAAAGCCCCTTAGTTACATTGTCCAGGAAGATGCTGCAGCCTACGGGCGCAACTCATGGCCGTCGCCACATAACTGCATTTTCTGTTTACAACTTCTACAGTGATCTTTGAGCCTTGAACCACCACCGTATAAGTTCTCTTCGTTTTCTGTCGCCCGTAGGCGCCATAAAGCTCAACATGTTTTGCCAGTGCGGCATCACAAGCCTGGCGCCCTAGCGGTGATTGCTTGCTTCGGTTTATCAGTCGCATATCCACCTCACACAAATACATCAACCGGATCGCCAGCTGCTCGCGCGTTGTCGTTCGCTTCACGGCGGAGGCCGAGAACATAGCCAACGGGATTCCAACTGGACAGAATTGCGTTGAGCTCTTTCTGGCTGTGCCATGTTGTCATGCGCTTTTTAAGCGCGGTGGCACAGGCGCGTACGTTCGCTCGTGTGGGGCCGGCCGTCTTCATGCACAAGCACAAAGTCAGCAGCAGATCCGAATATTCGTCGGCGGCCGCGCGCAATGCGGTCGGGTCAATGCTTGCTTCGAGCTCAGGTAATCGATGTTTAAGGCTCATGCTGTCTGCTCCTCAATTCGTTTGAACTCGATAACCCAAACCCATGGATCGGCATACCAGCTTTCATCGCCATAGATGGATTTCCAGAGAGTTGCAAACGAGCCACGCGCTGTAAGTTGAAACTCCGTCCAGCCTGGCTGATAGTTTTTCCAGAAACCTTTTTTCAGTTTTCCAACCCCCTCAGCTTCAGCATCTGCTTGGCTTATCTCTCTGAGGCGCTCAACCCGCACGTCTGTAATTTCCAGCAGAATACGGCTGGCCAAGCGCGGCATGTGCAGTGATGGTGTCCACTTCTCAGGCGTTGCCGGCTTATTGCAGACCGATACAGGCACGCGGTGGGTTTGCTCCGTCCAGGAATTTCGCACGCTAGCTTTGTATACCAGTGTGGCGACGTCGGTAGCCCGACTATGGACACGAAATGTCTCTCGCACCCAAATCCGATCACCTGGCTTGCCAAATGCGCTGTTCAGATAGTTTCCCGCTGACAATTCCCCGGCCAGTTCATTGCCAGCCAGCTCGCATCCAAGGTTTTTATCATGTACTGGGAGTTTCACTGGTCGCCGAGTCTGCGTCTTTCGACCGTCGAGGATGGCGCGAACCATCTCACCGTTAAATATCATTCCGCGTTCAATAATTTTCGTCATATCGTTACCGGGAGGGCGAACCCTCCCGCCTCCCTTAGCCCTGGTATTCCGGTTTCATGTCGTCCAGGGTGATACGGAACTGGTCATACAGTTCATCACCGAGGTGGCGGCGCGATGAGGTCAGGGTGCTTTCTGCCTTCGCGAATAACGCTTCTGCTTCCGGATCCCCAGGGTTAGGAAGTGAATTTATGGCAGCCTCAACCTTGTTCTTCGCATCAACAAGGTAGTAGCGCTTCACCGCCTTATTCTTCAGTTCGGTATAAAGAGCAGTACCCAGCAGAGCTTTCTGTGATTCGATGTCTACGCGAATGGCTTTGGCCTGATCCACTGAGTCAGCTGTATCAATTCGGTCACGGAGTCCATCGGCAAGAGAATCAATACTTATAGCTGTGTCTTGCTCGCTGGTGGTGATGTCTGAGCTGCTGGTAATCTCAGCTACAGACATTCTTTGCACCGGTACCGGATTGATTTCTCGTTCTGTTCGATGCTCAACTTCATCCGGGCTATAAACACCCAGAATCACTTCCGGGCAGTACAGGCGAGCCCAGTATTTCACGCCCAGATAAGCGATCTGCTGCTTCGGGTTAGAAACCCACAATGGGGAATTACGAGTTACAACACCCGAGAGATAAAGCGGCTCACCCCATGTGATTTCTGACTCACCGCGAAGGATCGCGCCGACCTGAACAAACAGCCCGATTTCGTCTTCATCAGTCCAGCCGCGTACCCGTTCGGTAACGGTGTATTTCCCACTTTTACCGTGTTTTTCCCTAGTGATTTCCTGCGTCCTTGTGCAACGCTCCCAATCGCCGCCGTAGCGGTAATGAAATCGACCGTTGATAGCACTGGAGCTGGCGATTACCGCGTTGACGAGCTGGGCTTCATATCCGAGTACGCCATTTACCAGATGCGTTTTTTGCGCGACCGCATAGGGATTCATGCCCCACTGCATAGCCTGCATAACGATGGCCATGCAATCGGCTGGCTTACCTGCAAGGTGAGCTGGCACTGTCACTTGTGAATCAGCCATAAGGTTTGCGAAAGCAGTTAACTGACCGAGAGCCTGAACGTTAAAGATCGCGTTGCTAGCTGAAATGGTGTTTGGTGCTTGCTGTTCGGCTGTAACAATGTTGGTATTTTCCATGACTGTTCCCCCTTATGCCTGTACGCGCAGCGCTTCAAGACGGCGCACATCAAAATCGTTAAGTTCTTCGGCGTAGTCTTCAGTGATCGGCGCCGGCCATTCTCCAGTGTCGAAACCGTTCGCGATGGCGCGCATTGCTTTGCGGTATTCCAGCATGCCGAGTTCAAGTAGTTCTTCAGATGCCTCGATAATGGCGATCCAGTGGTAGTTCTCGTCTTTGTTAACGAATATCCAGAAGAACTGATCCAGAGCAGCGGTTTCGCAGTACATAGCCGCGCTGAGGTGGTAATCGCGCTCAATGATTTCCCTGTGCAACTTCGCGCGCAGGCCTTCCTGCTTGATGTTCCACATGCTGATGGTCTTCAGGTCCGCACCAATGCGCAGGCCGCTCATGTCTATCTCAAGGTCAGGGCGTACGCGAACTTCCAGCCCGGTTTCCTCATCAATACCGAAGTAGCTCACCTCAACGGCGCGGCTCGGGTGCTGGAGCAGCTTGCCGGCGGTAGGGTGATTCAATAGTGCTTTCTGAATGTCCAGCGCAGTGCTCATCTGCTGGCGGGTAACCAGTATTTTTCCTTCCGGGTTTTCGCGCCATGCATCCAGCAGTTCGTCGGCAAACACGGCATCCGGTTTAACCGATTTCACGGCCTGAATCAGATCCGCTTTATTGCCTGATACTTTCAGCGGCTGCGCCTTCTGGGCCTCCTGAGCGACCATGTCAGGATTGATAATCGCCAGCTGTTCTAACAGGGCATCACGGCTACCGCTGGTTTTCACCTGGGCGGGCAGAGTGGCGTTATATTCTTTGATGCATGCCTTCATTTTGGCTGCGGTAACTTTCTGGCCATCTTCTACGCGCTGAAATTCAGCGGGTAAGGCCATGTAATTTTCACCTGTTTGGGTAACGTCATCACCCATAGGAACCGGTTGAGGAAGTGTGGCGTTGTGTGCCTCCAGCAACGCCTTGATGTTGTCAGCACTCAACAGCGGCGGAAGACCGGCGTTGTACTCGTCAATAAACGCGCGGATCGTCGCAGTCGTGGTGAAAGCGCCTTCCGGGATTTCCGGCTCGATGCTGAATTCTTTTTCCAGCTGTTCAGGCTGCAGCGCCAGCGCATGCACCAAATTGCCCATATCCAGAACAGGAGAGCGCGTTTTTTCAATGACTTTCGAGACGTGACGCTTTTCGAAATACATCAGAGATATACGGGCATCTTTAACCTGAGTAGAACTGGTGCCGTTCGCCGCGTGGTAAACATCGTTCGGAACACCTTCATATCGACCGGGCTCGAAGAATTCAGGCCATTTTGTTGCCTCCGGCTCTGGCTCATGCTCTTCTTCTGCAGTTGCTGATTGCTGGTCTTTCAATACTACCGCGGTAAGGTCAGGGCAGCGCTCAGCAAGAATGTCGCGCATGTTCACGGCATCTGCTTGCGGAGCAGTTGCATCAGTGCCTTCGCTTGCTGATACCGCATTATCATTTTCGTCTTTGACTGGCTGAGCCGTTTCCATCTGCACATCGCTGGTGGTTTCCCCGGAATTAGCTGGATGTAATTTTTCTTCTGCAGCGCGCTGGCGCGCCTGGTCCACGATAGAAAGTGCTGGTGATGATGCTGGCTGGCTATCCATCAGACCATCAATCGAAAAAACACCATTGCCCATGTTTGAAACTTCAGGCTGTTTGGGTTTGGTCAGGTCTTCCGTTACCCAGTTCGGTGCATCTGGATCGCTTACCCCTTCGATATATTCACCGCGCTCAGCTGCGAGAATCTTATCCACGGCTGACCGTTCAGCGACGGCGGCAGATGACACATGCCCGGCTTTCTCAAGCGTTTCAGCAGAGGGCGTTTCATGCTTATGCTCTGTCAGGTTCGCATTGATATAGGTCTGCAGACTTACCGGAAAATGATGAATATCGCTGGTGGCGCCACGAATGAGGGCAAAAATGGCAGCGCGTGAATAATCCAGGATGCCTGCGGTTTTACGCAGCGCAGCAGACCATTCTTTGAACGGGCTTTCTTTTTCCTGGACGATTTCTTTAGCCCGGCGATGAATGGATGCCGGGAAATTGTAGATATCGAAATCCATCGGCATTGTGGCCAGCGCAATCTCAACATCAAGCGTATCAAGGGTATGGGTGTAGTCAGGGTTGCGATCGGTTTTATTACCGCCGCCAGCATTCGTGCCGGTATCCGTTTTCTGAACAGCAGAAATATAATTGCCGGCAGACCATTCGCGAACGAGTATGCCGCGGTCAATGTGCGGAGTTTCAAACCACAGTTTTGCAAACTGGATACGCTTGCCCAATTCGTGGCGCTTACCTTCAGGAAATACAGCTTTGTTGGCGCTGGTAAATTTCCACAGGGTAGGCATGTCGGCATCCTTTAACCCCTGGACGTTCTCAGCGGCGAGAATCAGATCCTGCACTGCGGAGTTATCGGTATCCATTTCCAGAACTGCGAGCTCTTTACGGTGCGGAATACTGATTTGATAGACGTGGTTATCATTCGCCATGTACTGCGCCAGCAGCTTAATGCGGAACGGCTGCTCAGCAATATTGAACAGGGCGTTTGTATCGTTTTCGTATTCAGCATTGCCGAACGATTCCACGGTATCGACATCACCAGCATCGTCAGCACTATTGTCATCAACCAACTCGCCAGTGACAGGCTCAGAGGATACTTCAGCATCATCGGTGTGATGAACGTCTACAGGCTCTTGTCCTGGCTTCAGTGCCCAGGTGCGACCATCGTCGGCGAGCTGGTAGCGTTCACACCATGAGTAATCGAGAACACCTTCAGCCGGAAGATCGTTAAATACCGGGAAATCGGTACGGATTGGCTTTTGATAGTCTTTGCCGCGGCCTGTTTCGATCTCAGCATCTTCCAGGTCGACGTCCAGCTGCAGCAGCGCGCGGGATTCGGTTTTTGCAGACCGCCAGATTACAGCATCGACTTTACCCGATTTTTGAGTCGCTTTTATCAGATAAAAATATTCCATGTGATAGCCTCTATTTTGGATGTAGAATCCCCCGGGCCATTGGTAGCGCCCATTCAGGGTGGTCATTGGTTTTGGTAATTTCCGGTGTAACTTTGGTCGGTGTCACCGGACGTACAGCCCGCTTCGGCGGGTTTACGTTAGCCCTCGTGAGCCATCTGGTCGTGAGAAGCGCAACGTTCTGAGCAATACTCTTTTTCTTTCCGTGCGAGCTGGTTCCCATGGAGGTACAACAGGGTGCTTACCACTGGTTTTCCCTCGATTGCTTTACGGCAGTAACCGCATTTCTTCTGCATTCTTCCCCCTACATTTGCACCGGGAACCCGGCCGGATGCTCGTCCAGTACACCTTTCAGTGGATAACATTCGGCTTTCACGTGTTGCTCTTCTGCAGCTGCCTTGCAGTCATTCTCAGTGTCGTAAACGCCGAGCAGGACATCCTGATTACCGCCCGTCAGCATGCTGACGGTGAGAACCAGGGCAAACATCGTGCTCATGAAGGGGCTCCTTTTTGCGCGAGCATGTAGCACACCCGGCGGATGAAAGCTGACAGCGGACTTAAACGAACAGCCTGCTGACGAGCGGGTTTGCGTGCGAAATCATTCATAGAAATATCTCCTTCAGTACGCTGAAAAGCGCGATCCAGATGAAGAGTCCAATTAGTGCCGAAATGACCATGGCTCTGATGCCTTGTTTACTCATTTCAACCTCTGCCTTGTCGCCGGCCAGCGGAACGTTACTACCTACTGCGCATTGATATTTCCACCTCATCCCGGCATTCGTATGCTCCGGGCAGCTACTTCGTGGGCGTCCTGCCTTGGTGGGGTGTTGCTATGGGGTAAGTAAAACATTGCTTTACTATTAAGTCAAGTTAAGCTGATCTGATTTGTAATGTAATGCTGTACCTATCGGCGATATTCATGGCCTTAGTCGGCATTTCATGCATGTGGCATGCTCAAAAAACATCAAACAGGGTGACTGGAATGGACCACGAAGAAGCCGCACAACTTCGCTATCAGGAGATGTGCCGTATCGTTGGGGATGTTGTGTTTGCCATGATCGCCGAAGGTCACGAAACCAGGCGGGTAGCCATAGCTGACGTGATAAGAACGGAGATTTCAAAGGGGATTGATAAGTGGGATTTAGATCAGATTCAGGTGATGGAACTGGCGGTGAAGTTGCTGGAAGAGTAGGGCAATAAAAACCCGGCTCGGTGGCCGGGTTTTTATAGATTAGCGTGGTTGGTAAACTTGTGCTGTTGGTCCATACGCTAAAGTAAATTGGGGTGCATTTAATAATCCTAAATCTTTAAGATTTTCAATCATTTGTTTCTGGTTGCGGCTAACAGAAACCTGCTTCAATTCCGCAACTTTTTCATGCATTGGTTTCGCCTGAACACGAGTCATCTGGCTTCCTCTGTTAAAATTCTTCGCTGACAAGATTAAAAAGGTACAGAACTTATAGCTACGATTTCTCTATTTGTCTTATACCTGAATTCATTCAACAGCTTATGCAACTCGTTTATTGCTAAACGCATATCATGCTGTTCGGTGTAATCTTCTATCTTTAGCCTTAGATCATAAACTATAGTATTGATTCCGATTGTTCTGCTGTGAGAGTGCCATTTTTTATTGTCTGAAAGTACAGTAGCAATCTCTCGGGCTCGTTCTATCTTTTCATCTTGTGTTACAGGCTGACCCAGTTTTGAAACACTAGTTTCATGAACCTGCCAGTCACGAAATTTATATTCAACAAGCCATTTTTTTAGCAGATCTTTAGACAGTTCTCGGGCTTCTTCGTAGCGTCTTAGCTCAGCCAAATCCAAATTATTGACCATCATTAATTCGGCCTGAGTTATGGAGCCTGATGCTGACTTCTCGATTATTTCTTCAACTTTGTCAAGATAGCCTAAAGCAGGCACCCATTTACCATCTGATGATTGAACCTGTGGATCTATTGGGCCTAGTGAAGAAGCATAGTCCATGTAAATTTTATCACCAGACATGCACCAAATCGTTCCAGCCGACATAGCGCTATCGGGTACGATAAAATAAACCTCATGGTAAAAATGTCTAGTAATTTCGACCATTTTTTCTACAGACTCAACGCTTCCTCCATTGGTCTGCAAAAGAATAACTAAAAAGCGGTGTTCGCGCTGTAATGCTGAAGTGCCGATATCTTCTATAACTGGTTGATATATAAACTTTGCCCAGTCAGTAATCCCGCCATAGTATGTGATGATGTCACATTCTTGGAAAAATTGTTCCCTGAATTCGCTGAGCTTGTATTTTATGTACCCTTCAAGTGTAGTCTCTAAGTTATCCATAATTTTTCCTGAACAACCCTGGTAAAATTTTAACCTTCTGTTCTTATGACAGATAAGTGCCTTATAAAATTAACCACTTGATTTTTTTCATTTTGTACAACAAGCAGGCGTCAGGTGCGGGTCTAACATAAGAAATTAGCGACTGAAAGTTACTTTTCGTAAAAATCAATAGCTTAGTCGCTATCGCCCTTAATCCGCCGCCCCATGTACTTCGCGTACAGTTCGTCGAGCTCCTTCAGTCGCAGAGATACGATCCGCAACATGTTCTGCTGCTCTTCTTCCGGCAACTGACGATAAAGCTCAAGCAGGCGCTGTTCGTCAGGTTTAAGACCATCTTTCTCACCAACATCTTCACCCAATAACCAAGGCACAGAAACGCCGACTGCATCGGCAATTGCTAGTGCAGACTCTTTGCTGATACGGCCTGTTTTGAACCAGCCTGAGACTGCCTGCTTACTGACACCAGCAATTCGGGACATCTCTGTTTTGGAGATTCCTTTAGCATTTAACGCTGTCAGCCTGGCTATCAGGCCTTCTGTCGGATTTTTTTCGCTCATGGCTTCATTGTAAATAATTGCTTTACTCCTAGATAGGCATGCACCTGTTGACTGGTAGGTAAATTGATGCTTTACTTTGCACCTCTAAGGAGGTCCTATGACTGGTATTGAAAACGCTATTCAACAATCTGGTTCTGCAAGTGCGCTAGGTTTGGCTATCGGAGTAACCAAAATGGCTGTGTCTTTGTGGCGAAAGAACGGCGTACCGTCCTCTCGTGTTATTCAAATTTACAAAGCAACCGGCGTCACGCCGCACGAACTGCGCCCAGATCTCTACCCAAACCCGACCGACGGTCTGCCAAAACAGGAAGGCTAACCATGCACACTCTTTCTTTTCAACAAAGTACCGGATTCAACGCCGGCGCTCTGATAAAGCGATATCAGCCGATAGTGGCAGAGCACGACAACATTCGCTCCGCCGTTCGCGCCTGGGCAGCGGCTGAAGGTCAGGATGTTGTGTCTGCGTACATCGTCGAGGAATGGCGACAGCAGGGCGGCGAGGAGATTGCGTTTCCTGATGACATCAGCCGTGCCCGACAGAAGCTTTTTCGCTACCTGGACAACCCGGCCGAGTCTGAGCGCTATCGCGAGTATGTTCGCCTTCTTACACCGGCGATCATGGCCGTTCTTCCGCTGGAATACCGCCACCGCCTATTGCCCGAAGAGAGTTTTATGTCCCGACTGGCTCGTCTGGAGAAAGAAACCAGCGAAGCGAAGGTTGCCGTTGCTATGGGGGCACCACGCCATCAGAAGCTGAAAGAACTGAGCGAGGGAATAGTCGAGATGTTCCGGGTTGACCCAGAACTAACGGCGCCACTGATGGCAATTGTTACTTCAATACTGGGAGCTCTGTAATGGGGATGTCACAAAAGGGGAAAGCCGCGGTGCTGTAACACCAACGGCTTTCTATGCGAATTAACTGGATCAATTCACAGGGTCAATAATGAACACGAAATTACTCCTTATCAACAACGGTGGTGCTAATGGCTAAAAATTCAATCGACGCTTACGGCGCCAGCGGCAAAACAAATGTGCTTAACTTCGAGCCTGAAAACCTGCACCTGGTAACTGATAAAACCCATCCGCTTTACGACGAGCGAATCCATCTGCCTATTAATGAGCCGATGGTACTAAACATCATGGATCAGGGCGTTCTTGAGCCGATCATCGTCTGGAAAGATCCGGAAACAGGGCGCTCCTGTGTTGTCGATGGTCGCCAGCGTGTGCGCCACACCATTGAGGCGAACAAGCGTTTAGCTAAAGAGGGGAAAGCTTTGCTGATGGTTCCGGCAGTCACTAAACGTGGCTCTGCCGTTCGTATGGCACAGGCAATGGTAAGCGCTAACGAAATCCGCCAGGCAGATACACCGCTGGGCCGCGCAAAAAAAATGGCTGATGCGTTGGAGCGTGGACACGACGAGCAAGACCTCTCTCTGATGTTTGGTTGTAGTGTTCAGACCGTTCGTGCAACTTTGTCCTTGCTCGATGCCACCCAAGCCGTCCGGGATGCAGTGGAGTTCGGCACTGTTACCGTTACACAGGCACGACAACTGGCATTACTGATACCCGAAGAACAGCGTGCAAAAGTGGCAGAAATCGAATCAGCGACCGCTGGCACTACTGGCCACGAAAAATCCCGCCGTCAACGTCGGGTTCTGGGTGACACAAAGCCTCGCCTAAAAACCCGTAAAGAAATCACTAAAGCCCTGGAAGCTGCCACTGGTGAATATGCCGCAGCTTTGCGTTGGGTTCTTGGTGATGAACCTTCACCTATTTAAGTATTCAACGGGGTTTCTATGCGTGATTACGGCAAGGTGCACACATCTTTTTGGATTAGCGATGGAATGCGTCGGGTATCTGATGATGCCCGGTTGCTGGCGCTGTACCTGCTTACAGGTCAACACACCAACATGATCGGGTGTTTCCGACTTCCTGATGGGTATGTTTCGGAAGACTTAGCCTGGACTCCTGAAAGGGTTTCTAAAGGGTTCGATGAACTATCAAGTAATGGTTTCGCAACCCGCGATAAGGCATCGAAATGGGTCCTGATACGTAACTTCCTATCCTGGAATTCTGTTGAAAACCCAAATCAGGGGATTGCTGCGCTGCGCCTGTTCGATCAAGTGCCTGACAAATCCTCCATAAAACCAGAGCTGGCGCGGGTTCTTGCTGCTGCAATAGCTCATATAGGTAGCGCCAAGCTAAAGGGTTCAGAAAGGGTTCTACAACCGTTCCTTAACCAGGAACAGGAACAGGAGCAGGAACAGGATAAAGATATTTTGGGGCATGGCTCTGCCACCCCCCCAGATAGTGAATCTTCAGACGAAGCTCCATCTGAAAAGCCGAAAAGCAGTTATTCGGAGGAATTTGAACTGGCCTGGAAGGAATACCCGAAACGAGCCGGAGGCAACAGCAAGGCTGACGCGTTCAAAGCCTGGACTGCCCGAATTAAATCAGGCGCAACAGCGCAGGAGCTCATCGATGGCGTTCGTCGATACGCTGCATACGTGACTGCTGCCGGAAAACTCAATACTGAGTTCGTGAAACAGGCATCCACATTTTTCGGTCCGTCCAAGCACTACGAGGAACCATGGACCGCAACCGCGGCTGCCGGAAAGCGGGATCCGAATATGGTGTCCCAGCCCAATAAGTTAATTCCCAGCGGGTTCAGGGGGTAGATATGAAAAATATGATTGGTACTGGTAGTGCGCTGGAACGACTGAGAAAGCTTATCCCTCCAGGTGTTGAGCCGAAGTTCGCCAGCGTTGACGAGTGGCGCACATGGCAGGCAGAGGAAGGCCGAAAACGCTGCGAGGAGCTGGAAAAGCAGAACCAGCGTGCACGTTCAGAGAAAATTTTCGGTCGTGCAGGGATACAGGATCTGCACCGCAGCTGCACCTTTGCAAATTACCAGGTCACAGGAGATGGGCAGCGCCGGGCGCTGACGATGGCAAAAAGCTACGCACAAAACTTCGGCTCCGGTTTCGCAAGCTTTGTATTTAGCGGAGCTCCTGGTACCGGGAAAAACCATCTGGCGGCGGCAATCGGCAATCACCTGCTGACTGGTGGGCACTCCGTGTTGGTGGTGACTATTCCTGACCTGATGTTACGTGTCCGTGAGTGCTATGACGACGGACAGTCAGAAGCATCGCTACTGGATGACCTTTGCCGGGTAGATTTGCTCATCCTGGACGAAGTAGGGATTCAGCGTGGCAGCAGCGGAGAGAAGGTCATTCTGAACCAGGTTATCGATCGTCGCCTGTCATCCATGCGTCCGGTCGGCATCCTGACCAACCTGAATTATGAATCTCTGACGGATACCCTTGGCGCGCGGATCATTGACCGACTGCAGATGGACGGCGGTATGTGGGTGAATTTTGACTGGGATAGTTATCGCAAAAATGTACGCCATCTACGCGTTGTTAAGTGAGGGATGTATGGCTAGAGCATTTTCAGCTGTTGAGCGCCGGGAGTATGTCCGCGCAGTGATTCGTATCACGAAACATCAGGGACGCCTGACGACCAGCGATGCAATGAAAAAACTAGGGTTAAGCCGCGATACCGTCCTGAAGTATTTCCGCGAGGCGGAAGCCACTGGCGAAGTCGTTCGGCATGGCCGCTCAGGTTTATTCCGCGATCAGCGCGCCGTCATCGATTTTGATATGAAACGATTTGGTCTGGTGCCGAAAGCAGCTCTTGGGATGAATTACAGCCTGCTGGGGAGTCCGGTATTCCAACGGGTCCTGGATGTTCAGGAAGCCATTTATGCCAGTAGGCCATGCCATTCGTACCGGGAGAGCATATGACAATTGTGAAAACTCATACCGGGATCGTAATAACCAAAGACGGTCCGAAACGGAAAAAGCTGCACGCAACGGAAAGGATGTGGGTAGTCAGCAAGAACGAGTTTTACCACAAAGAGACCGGACGCCGTCATTTTGCTGAGAATACGCGCCGCCGGCTGTTGTTGGAAACGATTGAGGCGATAGGTGGTTCTCATGACTGAGCACGTCGAAAAATACACAAACAAGGCAATAGAAATCATTGCCGACTATATCCTGCGCACTAACAAGAAAAACGAGCAGTTGCAGGAAACGAAAGTGCGTCTGGATAAGAAAATTGCTCTGTTTGTCGATGATGAGAACTGCAACACAAACAGGCTGGTGGCCGTATTTTTGCCAGCAATTACTAGCTATACCCGAGATTGCTTTTTCGAAGAGATAGCAACAGCTTTAGAGGGACTCAGGTGTGAATAACCGACAGATGAATGGAAGCCCTAGTACGAATATTATCAGGCTGGTCGGAGATGTCCTGTTGTTAGCTAATATAGTGCGGATGGTGGGAATTTAGTGTTCTATTAAGGGTAGCTATTACCTCACGAACAGTTTCAGTTGCTATAAGTAATCTCTAAGGTATAGACTTAAAAGTAGTTAATCACATGTCACTTCTGTTAACCTGAGAATAAGGGTTCCTAAATGGCTAATTTATTGGATTGGAATACGCTGCATCATAAGGTACATGCATACTTAGACATAGAGAATGGAATCGATAAACCTCAGAAGGCTTTTCCCATTCTCATGGTGGCAACTCTGCTTAATGTATCGGATGAGGAAGCCGAGGATGCTATAACTGATGGCTCGATGGATAGGGGGGTCGATGCTGTTTATGTCGATGATAGGGATGGTAGAAATTCTATATATATATTTCAATTTAAGTATGCAGACAATTATGAAAACACCAAAAAGAACTTTCCGAGCAATGAGATTGATAAGTTAGTTTCTTTTTTTTCTGATTTGTTGGATTTAAATAGAACACTAGAAAAAACCTGTAATCCAATACTTTGGAATAAGGTAAAAGAAATATGGGCTGCACTTGAAAAAAACAATCCTTCTATCGAGGTGCATTTTTGTGGTAACACTGTTGAAATGCAAGAAGGAGAAAAAGAACGCGCTAATGCATCGTTGAGTAAATATAAGTATTTCAATGTTCATCATCATAGTTTAGATACAATCGTTAATTACTTTGTTGAACGTAAAAATAGTATTATCGATGAGCGATTGCAGATAGTCGATAAAGATTATTTCGACCGCACTGATGGGAGTATACGAGGACTGATCTGCACTGTTGAAGCTTCTGAAATAGTTAGGATTATTACTAACCCAGACAATCCCAAAGAAGTTCGCAAAGAAATTTTTAATGATAATGTAAGAGTTTATTTAAGTCGGACAAATAAAATAAATAGGCGTATAATTGAAACTGCACTATCAGAACGTAGCCCATTGTTTTGGTATTTAAATAATGGAATTACGATTACTTGCGACTCATTTTCTTATATAAAAGGGAAAAGGGCACCATTAGTAGAACTAAGTAATATTCAAATCGTTAATGGCGGTCAAACTTCTAATGCATTGTTTGAGGCTAGCTTGAGTTCAGATGAAGCATTAGATGATGTATTAATCTTAGTAAGGATAATTGAAACCAAGTCCCAGCCAGTTAGTTTAGCTATTGCTGAGTCAACGAATAGCCAAACTCCAATAAAAAGCCGAGACCTTCGCTCAAATGATGATATTCAGAAAAAATTAGAAGAAGCTTTCGAAGGTATGGGGCTTTATTATGACAGAAAGGATGGGCAGCATTCTAATCAACAGAAAAATATTAGGATAGATGCTCTGAGTGCAGGTCAGGCACATTTGGCCTACTCTTTGGATTTACCTGAGGTTGCGAAGAAAGATAGGGGGAGGATTTTTTCAGATCTTTATGAAACAATATTTACAGATGAACTAATGGCCGATGATTTATTGGCTGCAACTAAAGTGTTAGCTGTTATAGAACATAAGAAAAAATTATTGCAATCTTCCATAAGGAAAGAAGAGAAATTCAACCCTGCTCATATGTTTTTAATTGACGGAGCATATCATGTTTTATTTGCTGTTGGGCAATTATGTGATGTTAATAACGTTGATAGATTGAATTATCAAAAGGCTATTACGTTTGTTCCTATAGCAATAAAATATATTGGGGTTATGGTTGAAAAAGCTCAACGTGATGATGCATCTTTTTCTTTTAATAGATATTTTAAAGATGCAAAAACTAAGACTAAGATCGCTGCTTACATTCAGGGTATGGCTAAAGCAAAATAAAATATGCGAAATATACACAAGATGCGAGTTGTGGCAACACTGTGCCGCCACCATTCGCTTAGGCGTTGTGAGGGCTAATCTTCCGCAGATTTGCCTGGAAAAAGACATTGCAGCATGATAAAGCCCGCTTTGGCGGGTTTTTAATATGGAAAAAAATCAATCTAAACATAAGCATGGAGTCCGCATATAGTGCCTTTAATGTCTTGACCATTTCATCCTTCAGGTATACTGTTTGTTTATACAGTATTTGCGTGAGGTGCTCATAATGAAAATAGAACTCATAACTGCAAAAGACTATAAACTTCTTAACGGAGCTGTTCCTGCGCTTGAAAAGGAACTGCTGCGCCGGTTATCCCAGTCCTCTGATGACTGCAAATTAAGAATACGGAACACCAGCAATGATGGACCCAGCGTTTTGGGCGGTGCTGTCGGCGATAAAAAGCGTGTAGAGCAAACCCTGCAAGAGACGTGAGAAATTGCTGGTGGCTGGTTTCATTGATTATTTTTTATTGGTAGCGAGCATACCCTTTGATGCCACTGCCAAATTTTTTGGCGTCAGTATGTCGCTCAGGGGGTAATGTGACCGTTTATGTAGAGTCTCCAGAAGATCAGACTTGGTACGATGTAGTTAGGCGAACTGATGGAGCAGTGGTTTGTAGTTTTCCTTCTTCAGGTAGGCATCTCGTTTACCAGACGAATGGCGTCGTATCTATGCGGCCATTATTGCCAGATGAAGAAATATTTACCCTAAATGGAATTATGAGATTTGCTGAACGACTTGGCTATCGTGTTATTCCACCTTCTGATAATATGAAATCAACGGCCTGAACAACCGTTACCTACTGCGCCACGGAGAGAAACCATGGCGCAATTGCACTTAATAAAACAAGCACAAGGCATACTGATCCCCGCAACGCCGGAGACCAGCGATTTTCTGCAATCAAAATGCAAGCTCGGCGCCGTCCTGGAGGCCGAATATAAGCTTGTCCGCAATCCGGCGTTTCACCGCCGATATTTCGCATTACTCAATCTGGGCTTTGAATACTGGGAGCCTACCGGCGGCGCAATCTCTTCGAACGAGCGCAGGCTGATTCTCGGTTATTCCAAATTCCTTGCATCCCATGGCGGCAATGAATCGGTATTCCAGGATATCGCCGAGCAGTATCTTGACCGCGTCGCAGAAAAACGAGCCGGAAGCATCAGCATCTGCAAATCCTTTGACGCCTATCGCTCATGGGTAATCGTCGAAGCAGGCCATTACGATGCTCTACAGCTGCCGGATGGCACTCTGAAAAAGCATCCCCGTAGCATTTCTTTCGCCAGTATGGACGAAACCGAATTCCACCAGCTTTACCAGGCCTCATTAGATGTGCTCTGGCGGTGGATTCTGTCCCAAAAATTCGCCAGTCGTGAAGCTGCTGAAAATGCAGCGTCTCAATTGCTCAGCTTTGCAGGGTGAGTCGATGAAATATTCATGGTTTCACCATCACGACTGCACGACCCAGCAGGCCGATGAACTGATGGATAAGTACCGCAAACGTGGGGTAAAGGTCGAACGTAGCTTAAACCGAGATTTTACGACCTGGACCGTCAGCGCTGAGCTGGTGGAAGACAAGAATCCACCGCGGCCTGATTCCCGCTGGCGCAACAGGATGTGGGGGTGAACATGGCAAAGAGACCCCAACGACGCTGCAAAATATGTCGGGCGAAATTCACTCCTGCATTCGAAAACCACCGCTGGTGCTGTCCTGAGCATGGCGCTGAGTATGCCATGCAGGAACTGGAGAGGAAGCGCGAAAAACAAGCGCAGGCGAATGCGAAGAAAGAGCGCGCCGAATGGCGTAAACGCAAAGCCTCGGTGAAACCCCTCAGGCACTGGGAAGATATGACCCAGCGTGTCGTTAACGACTATATCCGCGAACGAGACTACGACTTACCGTGCATCAGTTGCGGCACGTTCGACACGGTTCAGTGGGAAGCCGGCCATTACCGTTCCCGCGGTAAAGCATCGCACCTGCGCTACAACGAGGACAACATTCACAAACAGTGCCATCACTGCAACGTGCAGATGTCAGGAAACCAGCAGCAGTACCGCATTGGCCTGGTAGAGAAAATCGGCGCTGAGCGCGTCGAGGCGCTGGAAAACAACAACACTCCTCACCGATACACCATCGAAGAACTGGAAGGTATCAGGCGCCATTACAGCGCGCTACGCCGTGCGCTAATAAAACAACGGGAGGCCGCATGAGCCGTGACGTTATCGAACGTATCCGCGAACGCTGGCAAAAGCTCCGCCTCTGCCGGCACCGCGGAACTGTAATGACCGATTATCGAATTTTGAAAAACTTTGTCCGCATTTATCAGGCTTCAGGAGAGAAAGCATGAATACCCAGTACCTTGAGTATGTTCGCCAGCAGCTGATAGTGGCCACCGCCGATCTGAGCGGTGCGACGAAAGGGCAACTGGTAGCCTTTGCAGAGAACGCGCAATTCACCGCGACGGCGCGCAGCCGCAGCAGGAAGAAAGTCGCCGATCCGGTCTCCGGCCGCATGGTAAATCCATCCAGTCCGCCAATCGGCGGACAGCAGTCCCGCGCTAAGGGTTCGTCGATCGCTCTCGTCATGCCCGTTGAGTATTCGACGGCAAGCTGGCGCCGAGCTTTGCTGTCGCTGGAAGAACATCAGAAGGCCTGGCTGCTATGGAACTACAGCGACAATATCCGCTGGGAGCACCAGGAGACAATCGCCCGGTGGGCGTGGGAACAATTCAGCGAGAAGCTGGCCAGCATTCGTATTGCAAAGAAAACAGTTGATCGTCTGCGGCAGCTTATCTGGCTGGCAGCGCAGGATGTCAAAGCCGAACTGGCGGGGCGTGACATATACGAATATCAGGAACTGGCGGAACTGGTTGGCGTAGCAAAATCCACATGGACGGAAACCTATCTACCTCATTGGCTGGATATGCGCAGCAACTTGGTTAGGCTTGATAGCGACGCGCTCATATCGACTACGCGATCACGTTCACAACAAAAGGCGACAAATTTAGATGCAAGTCTTGCAAAACCGAACTGAAAAGCATATATTTCATATAAATCTGATATCGTCGCCATAGCTTCGATTGTCGACCAAATTAAGAGCCTCGCCATCGTGCGGGGCTTTTTATTTGCCTGTAGCTCAGAGGAAAGAGCAACCGCCTTCTAAGCGGTTGGTCGCTGGTTCGAATCCAGCCAGACCCAAGCCAGGGTATCTTCGGCAGAATAGCCGACATTGCCATTACCCTCATTACCGCTTCCCGCTTTGCGCGGGTTTTTTATTTTCAGGACCGCGGGAATCATCTGCGACGAGCTTTGTTGATAAATCAGCCCGACGGTCCTGACCCTTTCAAACACACACAGCACCCCGTACTTTCGGAGGTGATATGGCTAAACGTATGCAAGATAAAGAAAGCATTGCCGGAGTTTCATGGCTGATTGTCCTTGCTCTGTCATGCTGGGGCGGTCTTGTCCGATACCTGATTGACGTTAAGCAAAACAAAGCCACCTGGAGCTGGATTAACGCTCTCGCGCAAATCGTGGTATCGGGATTCACCGGAGTCATCGGTGGGCTTGTCAGCATAGAAGGCGGCCTAAGTATTTACATGATTCTGGCCACTGCCGGCATCAGTGGTGCTATGGGTTCCGTAGCGCTCACGTATTTCTGGGAACGAATCACCGGAGTGAAAGCACAATGACAGCAGACCAGATCATTGAAGCCATTCTCGGCAAAGAGGGGGATTACGTTAATAACCAGAATGATAAAGGTGGCCCTACTCGCTGGGGTATCACGCAGAACACAGCGCGTGCATACGGTTACAAAGGCGAAATGAAAGAACTCCCTCGGGAAACTGCGAAAGAAATCTATATGCAGCAGTATTGGCTGGAACCCAAATTTGACAAGATCGCCGAATTGTCACCATCAATCGCAGAAGAGTTATGCGATACCGGCGTCAACATGGGGCCGCGTGTTTCCACAACGTTCCTGCAGCGTTGGCTGACGGCACTGAACCAACGCGGCAAACTGTATCCCGACCTGAAGCCGGATGGCGTCATTGGGAACATCACGATCGCCGCGCTGCGCAGTTACCTCGCCGTACGGGGTAGCGCAGGGGTCACGGTAATGCTGAAAGGGTTGAACTGCAGTCAGGGCGCACGGTATCTCGAACTTGCGGAAGCGCGGGAAGCCAATGAAGAATTTCTCTTCGGGTGGGTGAAGGAGAGAGTAAACCTATGAAGCTAATTATCTTCTTCCTGCTTGCGCTGGTGGCTGTTTTAACGTTGTTGCTGTTAAGAAAGTATACCCGGCTTGAGTTTGTGGGACATGCTCGCTGTTACTTAGAACTTGGTCTGTTCGTGTGGGGGCTGCTGGCGCACTGGTCGGTGTATGGGCGCAGTCATTCCCGGATGCCGCGCTTCATGCCTGGGCAATGCTGCCGCCGGATATCAAAAATATCCTTCCGCCAAATATCGTTGCACTGATTAGCCCTGCGCTGGTAGTTCTGGCGGTGCTCTCACAATATGTACGCCAGCCGGCATTGAAAGATAAGGCCGACGAACAGAAGGAGCCGCAGCAATGAGTTTTGAAATTATTGCTGGGCTGGTGGTCCTCATTCTGGGTGCTATCGCTGGTGCATTCGGTATTGGCCATGCTCGCGGTACCAACAAAGCAGAAGCGAAAGCCGAACAGCAACGCGCCGAAGAGAACGCCACCGCCAGCGTTGCCGCGGCTGAACGGAAAGAGGAAGCCACCAGAGAGGCCAGCAATGTACAGCAGACTGTTAGCCATATGCCTGATGACGATGTTGATCGGGAGCTGCGCGAAAAGTTTACCCGCCCCGGTGGTGGTTGATACGGCCTGCAACTGGGTACGAATCATCTACCTGACCGAGCACGATATCGATGTGCTGGATAAGCAGACCAAGCGCGACATTCTGGCGCACAACAAATCGGTGCTGGCCAACTGCCCGAACCTAACCCCACTAAAGGATAAATAGTCACCTATCCGCAATCGAGGATAAAACCATGAAGCAATAAGCGGATAGACCGCAGCAGCCGAATGGCGGCAATCGCAGGGGCATAACCTGCGCCCGAGTCTCTCGTCGTGAGCCAGCTTCGCATCTGGTTAGGGTTAATGAATATAAGTAGCGCCGGGGAAGCATCAGGAACGCCAATCCTGAACTGGTTATGGGCGGCCATAGGGCGGCATACGACTCAAGGGCATGAGCGCGGCCACTGCGAGAGTGTGGCAATGCATTACAGAGGCCATTCCATAGAGTGGATTCGATAATGATGTTCATATAAAAATCCCGCCCGGAGAGGATAGTTCCAGACGGGTGACCAAGACGGTCGGGGTTAGATTCTTTCAGTGGCTAAATACTCAGACTAAATGATCCACGGCATGAATGTTATTCAGCAATAATATAAATTTATGATATTCATGAAACTTAGACCCTGACGCATGGTGCTAACTACATATAGTTTTGACTTGACATGCATAATTGGTGCGAAGCAGTTTCCTGCACTAAATAATTGCAAGCTAAAAGAATATTAAACTTAACCTAAAAGAAGCTAGGAAAGGCCGGTATTTTTAATACTGGCCACAATAAGGTTGAAGGGAAGCTATTGCAAATATTGCTTCTGCTCAGGTTCTACGTTTTGAGTAGAAAGACTGATAATCACCTTAAAGATATCTTCATATGCATCGTTCATTTTATCAGCAGTTTTCTCTGTGATATCGCTCGCTGAAGAAAGTTCAATGCCTTGCATTAACTTCACACTTGAAAGTATGGTTAGTGCGCGAAGAACAACTTCCTTTTGTTCCTTAGGCAAAGTTTGAACGATAAAAGCGATTGCGTTTCTTAGTGCAAGTATCTGTGCATGAGTTTCATAGAATTGGTCATTCATTTTGTATTACCTGAACTGTTGAGTGTAGTAATTTGACTGTATCAGGTAGAAGTAATATCCGCTACCCGATGATCAGTATAATGCAACGTACCGAGAAGTAGGTCGCTTATCCTAAAATGGTTAAATCACTTGTTTAAAGTGTCTACATAATATTACGCTTTACTCTAACATTTGTGATAAGGTCAGATGATATAAGGAGCAATCACATGATGCATGTGACAAGTTTTGAACTAGGGAAGGCCTGGTCTGTAAAGTTAGGGGCAAACGTGATTATTCATAGTGATTTGGAAGCTTACCTATTCCTTCTTCTCAGCATGTGGCCGGTATTGATAGTCGTTTGTGTTGGGATGGCGTTGGCGTTTAATGGCGTCCTTATGCGTAAAACAGCAATACTGTTCATGATACTAGCAATCAGTATTGGTTTATTGGGCTGGCTTTATGCCTGATAGTATAAATTTCACACTTCAAATCCATTGGTAGCGCATGGGTAAGCCCATGTGTTATGGCCGTATTGCGGCCATTTTAATGGTAATTGCTGCTGTTATTTTACAGAAACGTGTCAGTAATATTGCTATTCAGGCAAAAAAAAGCCCTGCTACATATGGGGGAACAGGGCGCGATGAAATGTCAATTATGAATAAATCCAACTATTATTCTGACTGGTAAAAGTATCACAACTTTCTCCCAAGTCGATGCAATAAATACTTCCTTCCTTATATCCGGAGTTTAATTTTTCATTTTGCCTACGCTGCAGGATTTTATTTGTACTAATAACATATGATAGTAACCTTTATCCATATTAATTATAGAGGTAAGGCATATCAGAAATTACACCTGCAGAACAAATCCGCCTGACTATCATCAGGAAAGTTAATTACGACACCGCGCGGCGAAACTGGCCATTGACTGGGTTGGCGATAGCTATCTCAAAGCTGAGCTGTTCGCAGACTCTTTCGATCGCGTTTACACGGAAAGTGAGATTGTTTCGAAAACCCACAAGGCGATTCAGAAGCAACCGAAGTGCTGGCGCTGTTTGATACCGCGACTGAACTGTCCAGTTAAGGAACTCATTACAAAGGCCGCCAGCTATCTGGTGGCTTTTTTAATGGCTTCAACCACAGGAAAAGACCATGGCAAAACCGGACTGGGGCGAGCTTCAGCAACGGTTCCTGTCCGATCATGCCGCAACCGGCGTATCACCGAAGGATTGGTGTGAAGCGCAGGGACTGAATTACGCTACTGCCCGCCGATATATCAAGAAACCCACTGCGCAAACTGCGCAAAAACCTGCGCAGAAGAAATTGCGCACTGCGCAAAAGGAAAAGTGCGCAGAAGAGCTGGTGGATAGCAAACTGAGCCCAAAGGTAAAGCGCTTCATTGCTGAATACCTCAAGGACAATAACGCTACTGCTGCCGCAGAGCGCGCGGGTTATAGCGACCCAAACTATGGCCGTCAGCTTCTAACGAATCCTAACGTTGCGCAGGCCATTGCGCAGCAGCAGAAAGCATCCATTGTGCGCACGCTGGGAAGTGCTGATGAAGTGCTTGAGCAGATGTGGCGGCTGGCAACGTTCGACGCCAACCAGCTTTCTCAGTATCGCCGCGGGAGCTGTCGTTACTGCTGGGGCTTCGGTCACCAGTATCAATGGCGTGATGCCGTGGAGTACGAAGAGAATCGACTCGAAGCGCTTGAGCGAAAACGTCGCGAGCCTTTGGATGATGGCGGCTACGGTTACGACCACACCAGCGCACCTAACCCGGAATGCCCCCGCTGCAATGGCGATGGCATAGGTCAGCCTTTCTTCGCCGATACGCGCAAGCTGGCGCCGGATGCTGCGCTTGCCTATTCCGGTGTGAAGCTTGGTAAGAATGGCGTTGAGATAACTGCCATTAGCCGTGAGCGCATGTACGAGGCGGTGATGAAACGTCTCGGCCTGGCTGACAGTGAGTTTGCCCAGCGCCTGCAGCAGATAGAAATTGAGCGCCGGCAGCTGGAGATAGACAAACTTCGCAAAGAACTGGCCACTGACCCGGAGGATGACGAACCAACGCCAGTTGCAATCAATATCAACGTAGTCGATGCGCGAGTGAGGGAAGAGGATGGCGATAGCTCCGACGCTTAACGTTCCCCAGGCTCGTTTTCTGGCTATGCAGCAAAAGTTCAAAGCCTATGTGGCTGGATTTGGATCCGGTAAGACGTGGGTTGGCTGCGGTGGAATATGCAAAGGGTTCTGGGAGTTCCCCAAAATAAACCAGGGCTACTTTGCCCCTACCTATCCTCAGATCCGCGATATTTTCTATCCCACGGTGGAAGAGGTTGCTCACGACTGGGGACTGAAAGTCAAAATCGTTGAGAGCAACAAAGAGGTCCATTTCTACAGTGGCCGCCAGTACCGCGGCACGACAATTTGTCGTTCGATGGAAAAGCCAGACACGATAGTTGGCTTTAAAATTGGCAATGCGCTGGTGGATGAGCTCGACGTTCTGAAAGCGGATAAGGCGCGTCAGGCGTGGCGAAAAATCATCGCGCGTATGCGTTATAAAGTTGATGGTCTGCGTAACGGCATTGACGTCACCACAACGCCTGAAGGATTTAAGTTCGTCTATAACCAGTTTGTTAAGGCTGTGAGGGAAAAACCTGAACTGAGGCCGATGTATGGTCTGGTACAGGCTTCGACATTCGACAACGAAAAGAACCTGCCGGATGACTATATTCCTTCGCTCCTGGCAAGTTACCCGCCGGAATTGATCAAGGCATATCTGAACGGCCAGTTTACTAACCTGACCAGTGGCACCATTTATCACCAGTTCGACAGGGTGCTGAACAACTCCAGCGAAGAAGAGCAGCCGGGTGAAGCACTCTATATCGGGATGGACTTCAACGTCGGGAAGATGGCCGGGATCGTCCATGTATTGAGGCTCGGCTTACCGCACGCGGTAACCGAGATTATCAATGCTTACGATACGCCCGACATGATACGCATCATCAAGGAGCGTTTCTGGCTGTATGCCGACGGTGACTACCGCAAGGTCCGCGAGATTTACATTTATCCGGATGCTTCTGGTGATTCCAGGAAGTCAAACAACGCCAGCAAAACAGATATTGAGCAACTCCGACAGGCCGGATTTAACGTCATCGTTGATGATGCTAACCCGCCAGTAAAGGACCGCATCAACTCCATGAACGCCATGTTCTGCAATGGCAATGGCGATCGCCGATACAAGGTGAACGTGGCCCGTTGCCCGGTCTATGCTGACTGCCTGGAACAACAGGTGTGGGATAAAAACGGCGAGCCGGATAAAAAGAGCGATAACGATCACCCCAACGATGGCGCCGGTTACTTCATTGTGAAGCAATTCCCAATCGTTCGACCTGCATTCTCTATTTCACTGGACACGACATTCTGATGGCCAATAATGATATTACTTACGTTCGCCCTGAGGTCAGGGCGGCGATGCCCGTGTGGAAAAAAATTCGTGACGTGTGCAAAGGGGCTGATGCTGTAAAGGCCGCCGGGAATGAATACCTCCCTTTTCTGGATCCGTCCGATAAGTCTGCACGCAATAAAAAGCGCAATGCCGATTACATTCAGCGCGCCGTTTTCTACGCGATAACGGGCAATACAAAGGTGGGGTTACTAGGGCTGGCATTCCGAAAAGACCCGACCATGACTGCGCCGGATAAGCTGAATTATCTTCGTGATAACGCCGACGGTGCTGGTGCAAGCATTTATCAGCAGTCCCAGCAGGTTACAGAAAATATTCTGGAGGCTGCGCGCGAGGGGCTTTATACGGATTATGCCGCAGAGAGCGATGAGGCGATCATTCTTCGCTATCAGGCGGAAAGCATCATTAACTGGCGCACCAAACGCATCAATGGACGTGATCAACTGGTGCTGGTGGTTTTACGTGAATGCATGGAAAAGGAAGATGGCTTTGCATACGAGGATGAAATCCAGTATCGCGAACTGGCTCTGGAGAACGGAAAGTTTGTCTGCCGGGTGTGGCGAAAGGCAGCTGACGCAGGCTCTTTTTCCGTCAGTTCCGAGTATCTGCCGAAGCCAAAAGGTGAGGAATTCTGGGATGAAATTCCCTTTACCTTTGTTGGTGCGCAGAATAACGATCCCACCATCGATGAGTCGCCGTTAGCTGCTCTCGTTGAAATCAACCTTGGCCATTATCGAAATTCGGCAGATTACGAAGACAGCGTATTTTTCTGCGGTCAGGTGCAGCCGGTGATTTCCGGTCTTGATACAACATGGCGTGACTGGCTACAGGATAAGGGAATTCGTGTCGGTTCTCGTTCTCCTTTCCTGCTGCCGAAGGAGGGGAGTTTTACGTATGCTCAGGCGCAACCAAACACCCTGGCTAAAGAGGCGATGGACAGTAAGCGTGATTATTCTGTTCAGCTTGGCGCCCGGCTTATCGAGCAAAACAGCGCTGTTAAAACCGCCACGCAATCGAGCGGAGAACAAACCGCATCCACATCGGTGCTCGGCATTTGCGTTTCCAATGTCTCGGAGGCCTATACGCTGGCGCTCGGCTGGTGCGCCAGGTATCTCGGCATTAAGGGCGAGGAATACCGTTACAGCATTAATCAGGAGTTTATTGCCAAAGTCGCTGAATCCGGCATGGTAACGGCAATCGTCAATGCCTGGCAGTCCGGTGCGATCCGCGACACGGATATGGTCAGAGCGTTGCAGAGGCTTGACCTGATAGATCCAGCTGATGACCCTGAAACTGTCATTGACGCTATTCGTAACGGCGCGCCTAACCTGATTGGTGGCAATAATGGCAACGGCGAATGACAAACTGCAGGATGAATCCGTAGCCCACGCTATATGGGTGAGCCGCTACAGTACCGGCGTTGCCAACAGGATGATAAAAGTCCTGAATGACAGTGACGCCGAACTTACCGCAAGGTTGCTGGTGGCCATTGATACGCTGGACGCTGAGAGCTTTACCGTTTCGCGTCTGGAAGCGTTACTGGTAAGCGTCAGGGCGATAAACAAGGATGCGATTCAGTCGATGTATGCAGCTCTTACTGCCGAGCTGCAGGAACTGGCGAAGCACGAAGCCACTTTTCAGATGAGCCTCTTCCAGTTTGCGATCCCCGACGATGTTCTTGCTCTTCATCCGCTGGTGGGCATCTCCCCGGATGCGGTTTATGCCGCGGCGATGGGGCGTCCATTCCAGGGACGCTTGCTGAGTGAATGGGCCAGCAACCTCGAAGCTGATCGGATGGCGCGGATATCCAATACGGTGAGGCAGGGATTCCTGCTGGGCGATACGCAGGAGCAAATCGCCAAAAAGGTCCGTGGCTATGCTAATCGTGGTTACCAGGACGGCGCGCTGCAGATGAGCCGGGCCAATGCTGCCAGCATTGCAAAAACGGCAGTAGGGCATCTTGCATCGACAGCCAGACAAAGCTTTGCGGCGGCGAACGACGACATCCTGAAGGGTAAACAATGGCTATCCACTTTGGATAACCGGACATCAAAGGATTGTCGGATCCGCGACCGCCTCAAGTACACGCTGGATAACAAACCGATAGAGCACAAGGTGCCTTATTTGCAGGGACCGGGGAAAATCCACTTTTGCTGTCGTAGCACCGAAACTTACATTCTGAAATCGTCCGATGAATTGGGTATCAAAGTCGGCGAAATCAAGGACAGCTCGCGCGCCAGCATGGATGGACAGGTTCCGGCCGATACTAATTACCAGGACTGGTTCTCCCGGCAGTCGTTCACACGACAAGCTGAGATTGTCGGAGAAACGCGCGCCAGGCTGATTCGTGATGGCGGCATGTCTCCCGATGAGTTCTACAACGACAGGGGCGAGTGGCTGACGCTGGACCAGTTGCGCTCAAAGGATGAGCAGGCATTCAGGAACGCCAGAATTTAATCAACAAACATTCTTCAATCAGGCTGCCTTCGGGCGGCCTTTTTTTATTGGGCCAGGCCCACGGTAACTATCCCAAGGGGACAACATGCTTATTCGTAACATGCTCATTAAATATTATTCGGCAGCTGGTGGTGAAGGTGGTGATGGCGGTGGTTCCGGTGGTGGTGCGCCTGAGATTACGCCGGAAATCCAAAAGCTGATCGATGAGCAGGTCAATGCTCAGGTCTCTGGCCTGAAAAATAAAAATAGCGAACTTCTCGGTAAGCTCAAAGAGTCCACTGAGTCGCTAAAGCGTTTTGATGGTATCGATCCTGACGCGGTGAAAACCATTCTCCAGCGTTTCTCTGATGATGAAGAAGCGCAGCTTATTGCCGGCGGCAAAATTGATGAGGTGCTGAACAAGCGTACTGAACGCCTCCGCGCCGATTCGGATAAGCAAATCAAAGCCGCTAATGAACGCGCTGAAAAGGCGGAAGCGTTCTCCAACAAATTCCGTGATCGTGTCCTGGGTGATGCTATCCGCAGCGCAGCGCTTAAGGCTGGCGCGCTGCCAGAAGCATCCGACGATCTGATTCTACGTGCTAAAGGCACTTTCCAGCTCAACGACGAAGGCGAGGCCGTAGCAGTTGATGCAAATGGCGATGTTCTGTTCGGTAAAGACGGCAAAACTCCGCTCACCCCTGTTGAGTGGGCTGAATCTCTGAAAGAGACGGCCCCGCACCTGTTCCCACGTGCTGAAGGCTCCGGGGCTGGTGGTCACAAGCCAGGTGGCGGCGGCGGAAGCCTCAAACGTTCAGAAATGAGCTCAAGCGATAAAGCGGACTACATCCGCAAACATGGCCAGCAGGCCTATCTCAAATTGCCTAAGTAAGGACTAATCAATGCCTACGACCGTAAACAGTGACCTGATTATCTATGACGACCTCGCGCAGACTGCGTTTCTTGAGCGTCGCCAGGATAATCTGGAAGTATTCAACGCCGCCTCAAATGGCGCAATCATTCTTGATAACGAACTGATCGAGGGTGATTTCCGTAAACGTACCTTCTATAAAGTTGGCGGCTCGATTGAGTCGCGTGACGTTAACTCCACCAGCACTGTTGACGGGAAAAAAATCGGTGCCGGTGAGTCAGTCAGCGTTAAGGCGCCGTGGAAATACGGCCCGTACGAAACCACTGAAGAAGCGTTTAAACGTCGTGGTCGCGATGTAAGCGAATTCTCCGAGGTGATCGGCGTCGATGTTGCTGATGCAACGCTTGAAGGTTATATCAAGTATGCACTTCAGGGACTTGTGGCAGCCATTGGCGCAAATGCTGATATGACTGTTTCAGCGGATATTGCCACTGATGGTAAGAAAACCCTGACCCGCGGCCTGCGTAAATACGGCGATAAGTTTAACCGTGTTGCGCTGTTCGTTATGCATTCCACGACCTATTTCGACATTGTTGATCAGTCTATCGACAACAAAATCTACGAAGAAGCGGGCGTGGTGGTTTATGGCGGACAGCCAGGTACGCTCGGTAAGCCTGTCCTGGTAACCGACACCATGCCAGTTGATGCGATTCTGGGTCTGGTGGCCGGCGCGGTATCCGTAACGGAATCACAGGCTCCGGGTTTCCGTTCTTACGACATCAACAACCAGGAAAACCTCGCAGTAGGTTATCGCGCAGAGGGTACGGTTAACGTTGAACTGCTGGGTTACAGCTGGGATGAAACGAAGGGCGCTAACCCTGACCTGACCAAAATCGGCACTGGTGCGAACTGGAAAAAACATTTCACCAGTAACAAATCCACTGCAGGCGTACTGATTAAGCTGGAAGCCCCGGCGGGGGAGTAACCCTGTCAGTGGATAAAACTTCCGCAACTGCTGACAGTACCGACGCGGTGACCGTTTCGCTCAAGTACACCAGAAATGGTGCAGGAGTCTCCGGGGCATCTGTAGCGTGGACGTCTACAGGCGGCACACTCAGTGCTTCGACCTCACAGACAGGGTCTGCTGGTGGCTCGACGGTGAAGCTCACCTCTGATACGGCCGGCTCCTTCACGGTGACGGCTACCGTTGACGGCGTGGTGAAAACAACTGAAGCGATTGCGTTCACTGCTCCAGCGGGTGGTTAACTGACGGGGCGAAAGCCCCGTTTCTTTTGGTGAGGATCCGATGACCGCTTATATAACAATCCAGGACGTTGACGAGTTGCTTGGGGATACCTGGGCTGCCGCCGACAAAAAGGCTAAAGCCGTGCTCCAGGCAAACACCTGGATGACGGCGCTTAACCTTCAGGATATCGACCCGGAACATATTCCCGAAGAAGTTAAGCAAGCCGGAGCGTTTATCGCTTCCGTAGCCGCTGCAGGCAATCTTTATCAGCAAAAAACAGATTCCGGGGTGGTGACGAGCAAAAGCGTCGAGGCCGATGATGTGAAGGTTTCCCGCACTTTTGCTGAGCTCTCAACCACCAGCACGGAACTACTCGATCCTGATTTGCAACTGGCGCTGGATATGCTCAAGCCGTGGATGCTTAACCCGTTTCAGACGTTTTTTGTGAGGGCGTGATATGTCCGATTTGAAAGTGGTCCCATTTCAAAAGTCCAGCCATCACGACATCGATAATGATCAGGTAATTCGCTTACTGAAACAGGCTCTGGAGCGTGCTGAAAATGGCGGTTGCCACAGCGTCGCAGTGATAATGCTTGATGATGAGGGTAACGCGATTGATTGCTGGCATAACGGCGGTCGTCCTTATGTGATGGTTGGCGCTATGGAGTCGCTTAAAACCGACTTTATCCATGCTCATATTGAGCGGCGGTAAGGGGGGAACATGCAAAATCCAGATGTGCATTATGCCGGTGACGGACTCGGTCCTCGCGATGTGTTTGTGAATGGAAACCCGATCAGACATGTCGTTTACGCAAACCCGGCAAAGGGCGTTGTTGAGTTTGCTCCGCTCCCGCTGCGGGTTAAGCGCAACGACGAAATTTATACCCGAAAACTTCACGGTACGGTGATCGTTAAACCTCAGCAGCGTAGTGGTGGGTGCAATGGGAATTCGTGACGAACTGCAAACCGAAGTCGCCGCGGCATTCGATACTGACCTGCAGGATGCTGTTAAGGATTTCACTGGAACATACACCGTTCGAGGTGACTGGGACCCGGTTACGGAAACCGGCACTGAAACGCAGGTGACTTACTCGGGGCGCGGAGTGCTGGCGCGCTATAAACTCCGCCGCATCGATGGCGTTAACATCCTTCATGGTGATGTGAAACTCACCGCCCTGGTTAATGAGGTCACCGACAAGCCAGCGGTTGAACACATTATCACGGCTCCTGACCCGATTACTGGCGTACTCCAGCGCTACGAGGTCATTACCGCTTCAGCCGACTCTGCTGGTGCTGCGTACTCCATTCAACTGCGGAGGGCGTGATATGGCTAAGGGCTGGAACATTGACCCGGCGGCATTCGCCGGGCTGGTGGAGGACGATGTGAGGTTACGGCAGAGAACTATCGCCATTCAGCTGCTGAATGAAATCGTTCAGCGATCGCCTGTAGGTAACCCGGAACTGTGGGCCATCAACGCCACTGCGGTTCAGTACAACAAAGCGGTAGGTGAATGGAACGAATCTCTTTATGCCGATCCTGCCAACCTGACAAAGACAGGCCGTCTCAGAAAGAAAGCACGTGTTAACGATGGCATGGATATCCGGCGTCCAGCTGAGTATCGCGCAGGAACTTTCCGGGCGTCACACTTTGTCAGTATTGGAGAACCAGATCATTCAATACCATCCGAGCCTGACCCGCGCGGAACAATGACATTCCTCAACGGGAAAAATATCATCAATCAGGCGCCGGCCTACTCGGTGATTTACATTCAGTCAAACCTCCCTTACTCCGTACCGCTGGAGAATGGCCACTCTACGCAAGCGCCGACAGGCGTCTATGCCGTCTCATTTAATGGTGTGATTCAGGCCTACAAATGACCCTCACAGAAATAAGAAACGTTGTCATCAGACGAATGACGACGCAGACCGCTATTGCCCAAGATGCGGTGGATTATCCAAACGGTCCTGTATTCGATCCCAGCGGTCGAAAAATCTGGGCGCGTCTTACTGACATCCCCGGACAAGCAGGTGCTAACGAAATTGGAGCGGGCCCGACTGTCCACCGAACAGGGGTTCTCATCATCCAGCTTTTCGTCCCTGTTGGTTCAGGCACTCTGCAGCTGACTCAGGCCGCCGACAAATTAACGCAACTCTTCGAGTTTCAGGACGACGGAGCGCTGAGTTATTTCGCCGTATCCGCCATCCCGGCAGGTGAAACCGATGGCTGGTCTCAGCTCAATCTTCAAATCCCTTATCGCGCTCTGTAGCGCACAATCAACAGGAGGCTCCTGTGAGTTCAGGCGCAAAAGTAGTAACCGCGTTTATTCGCGAAACCACACCGGGAGAGACACCCTCTGCTGGTGTCTGGAACCTGTTACGCCGTTCGTCGTTCGGGCTGATGCCAACGCAGAACACCAACGATAACGATGAAATCGGCGGTGACCGTATGGCGCAGGGCGTTTCCCGTGGCACGATTGATGTCGGCGGTGATGTCGGCACCAAATTTCGCTGGAATCAGCATGATGATTTTCTGGCGAGCTGTTTCGGAGCGGATTGGCTCGATAATGTGCTGACGATGGGCAACAACCGCATTACTTTTTCAGTTTCTTCATACGCTGATGATGTAGGGATCGCACAGATTGCCCGCGGTTGCCAGGTTGCCACTTTCCAGATTGAAATCCCGAACGATGGCGACATCACTGCGACCATTACCTTCGCCGGGCTTGACTGGGAAACCAAAGCCGACGATACCAGCTATTTCACTAACCCGGTGGATGGTGCTGGCGCGCTGCGCTATTCGTTTAAGGAAGTGACAGGCCTGAGTCTGAACGGGGTGGCGGGTGGTGCCGGCTTCTGTGTGGATACGTTTAATATCCAGTTTGATAACAACATGCAGACTCAGCGTTGTATCGGTACCGGCTCAGCATTTGCTGGCGCAAACATTCCGACGACCTTTACACCGTCAGGCCAGATCACGCTGTCATGGTCCAAGGCGGCCTGGGAGATCTACAAAAAAACCTTCACCGGCGAAACGGTGCCGTTTACCTTCACGCTGGAGAACGCCGAAGGCGCTTATACCTTCAGCTTCCCTGAAGTGCAGATTTCTGGCGACTGGCCGGACGCCGGGAATACTGACATCGTACAGGTTCAACTCGATATCACGGCCGCCAATACGCCGCCAACCATTACCCGCGCGCCAAAAGTACCGGCGACGGCAATCAGTGTTGCGCCAGCCACTTCAAATGGCGCTGTCGGCTCTACGGTGACATTAACCGCCACGCTTACGCCTGCTGATTCAACAGATATCGTCCAGTGGACGTCATCTGATCCTGCGATTGCCAGCGTAGTTTCTACCGGGCAAAAAACGGCGAAAGTGACCCGCAATGCTGCCGGGAACGCCACGATCACCGGGAAGGCTCGCTCCTTTACGGCAACGTCTGAAATCACTGTCACCGCACCTTAATTTCCCTGACCCGTTCCGCAGAACATCTCGGTTCGGGCTTTTTATGGAGTCTGTATGCTGATTATTTCTTCTCAACTTGATCTGAGTGGCGAGCGTTGGTTTTTCCCTTTTAAAAAGCCTGATGGCCGTAAAAAGAAATACACACCGGAAGAAGAAGCACTGTTTAAACTCCGTCTGCTGGTGGCCAGCAGCGAGAATCCACAGTACCGCTCACGCAATGCGCTGGTGCGGCGCCATATCGACAAAATGGACGCGAGCTATCAGGTTGGTACCGACGCGTTCGATCTCGCCAGCGTGGGTGAAATTGACTCAATTGATGATCTGCTCATCGATAACTGCGCGCGCTTCCTTTTGAAAGACTGGGAGGGAGTAGGTGAGCTGGTGGACGGTATTGAGAAGGCTGTAGCGTATACGCCAGAACTCGGCGTCGCGTTACTGAAGCAGAACCCCGCGTTGTATTGGCTGATTCTGGCAGAGGCAGCGAACATAGCTCAGGGTAAGGAGCAGCAGACTCAGGAAACCGTAAAAAAGCCCTAGAGGCGCAGGCGTGGCTAAAGGAGTTCGGGGGCGAAAGGGGAGATAAGGCAAAATGGCGCCGGGAGCAATTGAACCTTCCGCCGATTCCTGAGCCAGAAATTGATGCAGTAACAGGGGAGATCCTCAATGCCTATGCCATGATATCGCGCAGCAGGAAATATGCTGGCATGGCCGGAGTACCGCTCCCATTATCCCTGAAGGATATTGAGCTATATCTGGCATCGCGCACCATCCTGATTGACCGCACCGAGTTTGACGCCGCTATTCTGGCGCTCGACGATACGTGGCGTGACGAGTGGGCAGCAGAGCAAAAGAGGGTAAATAAAGCTAAATAGCTTCTCTGTATCATCGTTTATGCGTTGCCTCTGAAAATGATCATTGGTTTGGTCGGAATCCTGACCGCAAAAAATCATTACTGGTAGCGCTACCGGGATTATCTATGTAAATTTTTACACACGGCCAATCCTAATATCTTGAATATAATGATAAATAATTTGGTCGGGATTCCGACCGACTATCTGTAGGACACTCATCCCAGTATTTTAATGGGAGGTGATTATGGGTTGGCCTGAAGCCGTAGTGGAAGCGCTGCGCATCCTAAAAACAATGCCTAAGTGGATGTCAGGCATGGTTCTTGTTGTAGCGATATTGCTTTCTGCGGGTTATCTCATTGAGAAAATAACAAGGAGATAACTTGCGATGATATGGTTAATCACTCAATTTATACGTGTTATCATTATTTTTATGAGAAGAATCATTTATTCAGAACTCCCGTTGAGGCGGTCATGCGAAGGCGTGACCGCTCCAGTATTTACTGTGGAGTTCTATCATGAAATCAAAAAAGCGCGCGGTGCGTCGGCATCACACCGCAAGACTTAAAGCAAAACGTATGCATTATTACAATGCAGCTCCTGGTGGGCTTAATTCTATACGAATTGTCTATCAAACCCCTTGTTTATGCTCTTGCTGGATGTGTGGAAACCAGCGTAAGCATCATGGTATGCATATTCAGGAACGCAGAGCCCGTGCAATGTATTCTTTGTGATGATAACCCGCTTAACGGCGGGTTTTGTTATTGACCTGTTTTTTCATGATGTTAGGATGTTTCTGATTGCAATCAAAGGAAACGTATAATGAAAAAAGTCATCGCATTGGCGCTTGGAGCGCTGTTACTTTCGGGTTGTACTGTACGTGTTGCAGATTTAACTGTAGCAAGCACCAAAAACTACAACCTTAATGGGGGCAAGTTCTACAAAGGTAAACGAGTTACTGCTGAAGATAGCTACCCGGTCATCATCTTCCCTACTGGGATCCCTAACGTGAAAACTGCAGCAGACCGCGCGATTGAAAAAGATCGTTGTGCTGTTGGTCTGTCAGACGTAGTTGTCACTCAGCTAAACCATGCTTTCCTGTTTGGTAAAATAGGTCTGCGTGTTGAAGGCAACCTTGTGATTGACCGCAGCCTGCCGGGTTGCGAGAACGCAAGCTGATTGATAAGGCCACCTTCGGGTGGCTTTTTAACTGATGGGGTAGGTAAGTGAAGATTATTGGTTATATAGCGATTGCAATAGGGGTGATCTTTGCGATATCTGCGCTATTCATGGATGTGACAGTAGAGACAAGCGGTGGTTACAGGGTTAACAATCTTGGATTAATGTCATCGCGCCAAAATTACATGATATTTGGAGGGTTCGTAGCCATCGCCGGTATCATCGTTGCTCTGGTGGGCGATAAGTTAAAAGGGGCCGCAACTTCAGTCAAATGCCCTTACTGCGCAGAATTAATAAATCCCGAAGCGGTGAAGTGTAAGCATTGCGGGAGTGATGTAACCCCTTTGAAGACAATAGTTAACACTGACGATGCTGGGTACAGTGATAGGCTGGCTGACGTTAATGTAAAGTTAATCGCGGGGATTGTGCTGGCGGTCTTTGCGGCGATTATCGGCGCAATCATGTTTTACCGTCAATGAATTAAAAGCCTAACAGTTTTAAAGCTCTAACCTCGCTTCGGCGGGGTTTTTTATTGCCCGGAGATCGCTAAATGACAGAACAAACCTCACGCCTCGCAATCATTATCGACAGCTCTGGGGCAGAAAAGCAGGCCGATAATCTCGCAACTGCATTGGTTAAAATGACCCAAGCTGGAGACCGTGCATCTACGAGCGCTGGCAAGGTGACAAAGGCTACGGACGAAGAAAAGCAGGCTCTATCTGAACTTCTCGATCGTATTGACCCGGTGAATGCCGCCCTGAATAAGCTGGACAAACAACAACAGGGTTTGGCGAAATTCAAATCCAAAGGGATGGTAGATACAGATACATTTGAGCTTTATTCAAAGCGAATCGAAGAGACTCGTAACAAATTAACCGGCTTTAGTGACGACTTGAAAAAAACTGGGCAGTCTGCCGCCCAGACAGCTTTTGCAATGCGCATGATCCCCGCTCAGATGACGGATATCGTAGTCGGACTCTCTACAGGCCAGTCCCCTTTTATGGTGCTTATGCAGCAGGGCGGGCAGTTAAAAGATATGTTCGGTGGAATTATTCCTGCGATTAAAGGTGTATCCACCTACGTAATGGGGTTGGTAAATCCATATACCGTAGCTGCGGGGGCAGTTGGCCTCCTTACTTATGCTGTTTACCAAAATCGGCTGGAGATTGAAGCAGCAACGAAAATTGCTACAACATCGCTTGGTGCTAACGGTGATGCTGCCGAACACCTTGCGCTTAACATGGTTGCGATATCCGATAAGACGGGGCTGGCTATTGAAGAAGTTCGCAATATGTTTATTACGACCAATGACGGTGCCAGCGAGGCAGTAAATAAATTAATTGATGTCGGATATAGCTACGATGAAGCACGACAAAAAGTTTCTCAATATAAGGATTCAGCTAATTTTACGGCTCTGAATGCTGATATTGACATGCATCGTCGAGAGATACTGAAAATTGGCGACTCTTGGACGGCTGCGGCAATAAAGGTCAAAAACTATTACACAGCTGCCGATAAGGGTAAGCAGAATGTTGCCCTTGGTGGTGCAATAGACCCAACAATGAGATTTATCGGACAGGCCATCGACCTGCAATCAACGATGAATGTTCTGACTATTGAGGGTAATAAAGCTGTTGCAGAGTCTGTTGATTGGATTAATAAGGAGTATTTGGCGGCTGACAGAGTCGCTGGCGCCGAAGCAAGGCTAAAGGAAGCGAGGGCGCAATCAAGAAAAATAGCTTTCTCAGGGAACAAAGAGGCGATTGAACAAGCTAATGCGCTCATTGCCGTTCGTGAAAAGGAATTGGATCAGGCCAAAAAACAGGGAAATGAAAAACCTAAGAAAGAGATAAAAGGTAAAACATTTACAGAGGACGCAGCGACTCGGCTTCTTGACCAGATACATCAGCAGACTGCCGCGATGCAGTCACAATTGGATACCAGCGATAAACTTAATAGCGCTACGCAGGCACGGGTTAAGTTCGAGCAGCAGATCGCAGACCTCAAGTCTAAAACTCAGCTAACCGCCGACCAGAAGTCGATTCTTTCCCATTCTGACGAAATATTGCAGGCTTATAAGCAGCAGGAGGCTTTGCAGAGTTCAGTTAAGACGCTGGATGACTACAGGAAAATGCAGGAGCAAATTGCACCAAAGGAATTGCGCCAAAATGAGACGCTGCAAAAACGTCTAGAAATTCTTCAAAAGATGGTTGAGCTGAAGAAACTGACGCCGGAGGCTGCAGGGAAGCAGGCGAGCGACCTGATTGGTAAATCAGTGCTGCCTGATTCCGTTATATCAGGTGTGAACAAGGCCGGTGGTACGCTGACGTCTGGAGCAACAAATAGTGACCTGTTAGGGCAGGGATTGAACATGATAGGGCTGCAAATAGATCCGCAGCTTGAGGTTATCGAAAAGCTGAAGCAAGCCCAGACTGATTATGCTACCTGGCTGAACCAGCAGCAGCAGGCGATCACACAAAGTACTTTACTGAATGAGCAGCAGAAGCAGCAGCAACTGCTTGCACTCCAACAGCAAGGACAACAGAACCAACTGGCACTAAGCACCGCCATTAATGCCGCACAGATGCAATCAGCGCAAAACTCTTTCTCCGGTATCACCGATGCTATGGGGACTATGTTTGGTGAGCAATCCGTGATGTATAAAGCGGCATTTGTTACGCAGAAAGCTTTTGCACTTGCTCAGGCGGCTGTTCAATTGCCAATGGCAATGGCGCAGGCGCTTTCAAGCCAGCCATTCCCATACAACTTAGCAGCAATGGCTACTGTTGCAGGCCTCATGGCTACAATAACGTCCAGCATCTCCAGTGCTGCCGCCGTCGGCTTTGCTTCTGGTGGATATACTGGCTCAGGCGGAAAGTATCAGCCAGCGGGTATTGTTCATAAAGGGGAGTACGTTTTCGACCAGGAGTCTACAAATCGAATCGGCGTGTCACAACTTGAGGCGTTACGGAACGGCAAGCCACTTGATGCCACATTGGGGCGTTCGGGGTTTGGGACTGGCGTTCAGAACGTTAGCAACAGCCAGCAAACGACCATCATCCGCCCCACAGTCACGGTTCCTCCAATAACCATCAATGGAAATCCTTCTGACGCGACTGTGCTGCTTGTACAGCAGGCTACTCGTGAAGGAGCAAAACAAGGTTACCAGCAGGTTGCTAACGATCTGGCAAAAGGGGTTGGCCAAGTGCACAAGGCATTAACTGGGGGGTATAACACTGGACGGAGAACAGGGTAATGGCTGAAATATTTTATCCGCATGACTATCTCCCTATGCCTTTACAAGAAGGCTATGGGTTCCAGCCAGTCAGCCCTTTGAAACGAACTCAACTCACTACAGGCCGTGCGCGGCAACGCAGGGCGTATACCTCGACTCCCACGGAAGTGACTGTATCCTGGTTTATGGAGAGCGATGTTCAGGGGCTCACGTTTGAATCGTGGTACCGCGATGCGCTCTCTGATGGTGCAGCCTGGTTCTTGATGAAGTTGCAAACCCCCGCAGGCATAAAATTCTACAAATGTCGTTTTACTGATATCTATCAGGGGCCAGTGCTGGTGGCTCCTATCTACTGGCGGTATTCGGCGACGCTGGAGTTATGGGAGCGTCCACTATTGCCTCCGCCGTGGGGTAACTATCCCGAGTGGATCGCAGGTAGTTCACTGCTTGATATCGCATTAAACAGGGAGTGGCCAAAGCATGACGGTGCTTAACCGGCTTTATGCCAGTAGCGGATCGGAAGTCATCATTGAAACGCTACAAATCAATATCGGTTCGACGGTGCATTATTTCTGCGCGGGCTACGACGATATTACAGCGACGACCGAAAATGGCGCGGTTATAACCTTTTCAGCCGCAGCTATCGATATCGCCATCCCGGCCAGAAACAGCGACGGTACACAGGATTTGCAGTTCGCTATCAGCAACATAAACGGTGAGGTGAGTACGGCTATTCGTGATGCGCTGGCCAGCCTGACAAACGCCTCTCTGACTTACAGGCTATATGTCTCTACAGATCTGAATGCTCCGGCTTCCGTGCCGTATACGCTCGCTATCAAATCGGGATCCTGGACGGCGCTGCAGGCGCAAATTACCGCGGGCTATATGAACGTTCTCGATACCGCCTGGCCGAGATTCCGTTACACCCTTAATGAGTATCCCGGCCTCCGTTACATGAGTTGAGGTTTCCCCATGTTTGAACCTGATAAATACCTTTCGGTCACCTGGCTGAAGGGCGGTCGCTCTTTTCCCAAACTCGACTGTTTTGGCATTGTGAATGAGATACGCCGTGACCTTGGACTGCCTGAATGGCCCGACTTTGCAGGTGTGACCAAAGATGGCGGCGGCCTTGATAAAGAAGCCAGAAAACTGATGTTGAAGCTTGAGCGTTGTGAACCCTGCGTCGGCGCTGGCGTGGCGTGTTATTCGGGAACAATGGTCACCCATGTGGGGATTGTTGTTGAGCTGAACGGGTTGCTGCAGGTAGCGGAATGCAACCCCGGCTCGAACGTTTCTTTTATGCCGGTCTGGAAATTTAAACGGCGATTTATCAAGGTGGAATTCTGGCGATGACGATCAGTATTTATCCCTCCCGGTTACCTGGCGGACCACTTGAAAGCCATCAGCATGCGCGCATAACCCTGCATGAGTGGATGCAGAGGAATGTCGAAAATTATGATCCCGGGCTGCCACAGCCAATCAGCGTTGAGATTGATGGCGTGCCCGTAGCATCAGAGGAATGGCCGCGGTGCGAACTGTTACCAGATACTGACGTGAAGATTTACCCCGTCCCTTACGCGACAGGCTTTGCCATTGCCGCCCTGGTTGTAGCGGTAGCCGCTGCAGCTTATTCCATCTACATGATGAATAACCTCGATACGGGGGCCTACGATTCATCTACGGGTAAGTCTCTGGACTTAAATCCGGCAAAAGCGAACACGGCAAAACTTGGCGATCCTATCCGGGAATTGTTCGGGCGTGCGCGGGTTTATCCGGATTATGTTGTTCAGCCGGTCAGTCGTTTTAACCTTGATGACCCAACCAGAATGACAGTTGAGATGTTGATCTGCGTGAGTCGTGGAAATGTGGCATTTGCTAACGGCGATATCAGGATTGGTTCGACGCCTATTTCCGCCCTGGGTGATTCATTCTCCTGGACGCTGTATCCGCCGGGGGCGGATGTTTCCGGCGATCGCCGCAGTGAAAACTGGTTCAACTCTACCGAGGTGGGCGGAACGTCCAGCGGCAGCGGCCTTGATATGGCGCAGACAGCGCCTGATTCATCCGATATTACCGCCGACAGCATGACCGTTTCGGGATCGTCGGTTTGGTTCACCGGGCTGAGCGATGATGATGGCGATGATTCTCTGCCTGAGTCCTGGGTGGAAGGCGCGCTGGTGACTATCATCGCGCCGACCAACTACCTGATTTCGTCTTCATCGGGTTACAGCGTCCTGTTCAGTGACACGCTGACTGAGATTAACCCCTATGCCGGCATGCCCGTTACACTGGAAATTAACGGGGCAGAATATGATCTCTTCATCGCTACGTTCACGCCAAAGCAGGATGCTGTTCCGGGAGTGGGGGGATCAGCTGCTTCATTGCGCGGCAGCGCAGCCCCAACAACCTATGATTTTTCGAGCATCAGCCAGACATTTACCCTGACCTGGCAGGCAACCACCTATACCGTTTCGCTGATCGCTAACTACGGCAATATGTCTGGCCTGCTGGCTGCAATCAATGAAGCGATCGCCGGGTCGAACCTGGTCGCTCAGGATGATGGCGGGGTCGTTCGCATCGTTGAGAAGTCCAGTCCGTGGCTGGGTGGAAGTATTACCGCCTCATCACTTCCGGTTTCCGTATTTGGGGACAGCCCGGTATTCACCGATGGTACCGCATCCAGCGGTGGCAGCCCGGCGATCACCGCCAATGTCACCCTTGCGTATGGCAGCGGCACCGGCGCGGCATTCTCCGGCATTCCTGAAGGAACTCAGCGATTATCACTTGCGCACCGCGGTAATGAATATCGTATCGCCTCAGCAGATGGTACGACCGCAACGGTTCAGCGCATAGTGAATGGCGCCATTGATGCAACCTGGCCTGGCTTTTCACCCAGGACAATGATCGATTACCAGGCGACAGGGATTAACGACAGCAATACGTGGATGGGGCCATTCCTGGCTTGTCCTGATAATGAGGTGGTTGATGCCTTTGAGGTCAACGTTTCTTTCCCAAGTGGGTTATGTGGATTTGATAACAAAGGGAAAAAACGCGTCCGTCATACCGGGGTGGATATTCAGTACCGGACCTATGGAAGTGGCGGCGGCTGGCAGACGGCATCATTCCAGTATGAAAACAAAAATATCAATGCCCTGGGTTATACGCACAGAATCACGCTAAGCGCACCTGCGCTGGTTGAAGTCAGGATGCGCCGCCAGAATGAGCAGGGCAGCAATAATGCGCGTGACTCGATGTACTGGCAGTCGTTACGTGGCCGTTTGCTTAACCGTCCTGCTTCTTACGCTGGCGTTACGCTAATGGGCGCGACGGTCGAGACCGGGGGCAAACTGGCGGCACAGTCTGACAGGCGCGTAAACGTTGTGGCCACGCGTATTTATGATACCGGCGCCCCGCGGCGTATCTCCAGCGCGCTGTTTCATGTCGGTAATTCTCTCGGCCTGGCGATGGACACCGAAGCCATTAATACCCTTGAGGCAACCTACTGGACACCGAAAAATGAGTATTTCGACTTCGCGACAGGCGACAGTGTCTCCGCGCTGGAAATGCTGCAGAAGATCACAACGGCGGGGAAATCGTACTTCCTGCTGAGTGACGGGCTCGCATCTGTAGGCAGGGAAGGGATTAAGAACTGGTCCGGCATTATCAGCCCGCATGAAATGACCGAAGAGTTACAGACCACCTTCTCGGCGCCGTCCGCCGATGATTACGATGGTGTGGATGTCACTTATATCAATGGCACGACGTGGTCAGAAGAGACCGTACAGTGCCGCACGCCGGATAACCCCACACCGAGGAAAATTGAGAGTTATACCCTCGATGGGGTGCTTGACCCGAACCGCGCCTATCAAATCGGCATGCGCCGCCTGATGAAATACCTATATCAGCGGCTGGGGCATAACACGACAACAGAACTGGATGCGCTGGTCTATCAGTATGGCGATCGCATTCTGCTGACGGATGACATTCCGGGAAATAAAACGGTAAGTAGCCTGGTTATGGATATGGCCACATCTGGCGGTCAAACGGTATTTACCGTCTCCGAGCCGCTGGACTGGTCCTTTGAAAACCCGCGCGCAATTCTGCGTTACCAGGATGGTTCTGCCTCCGGGCTGCTGGTGGCCACCTTTGTCGGGGATTATCAGTTGTCCGTTCCGTGGCAGGCTGCTTTTGATGAAATTCTGCTGGACGATCCGAGCATTGAGCCACCACGGCTGGTGTTCTGCAGCTCAACGCGCAGTGTTTATGACGCCATTTTTGAGGAGATTGCCCCGCAGGCAGATGGAACCTGCCAGGTGACGACAAGACAATACAGCGACATTTTCTACCAGTACGACGACGCCAGTTACCCCGGCAGCGTCTCTTAAAAACAAAAATTTTCCCGATTAACTTTCTTTCGCCCAAACGAGGGTTTGAGCGAAGTCTCTTTTTGGAGCAAAAAACATGGCCTTTAACCCGCCGCTGGGATCGACCAACGCCGATGTTTTTATGGGCAACGTTCAACGTCTGGATGAACTTGTTAACGGTCCTGCAGCCGACGTTCCCGATCGCGCAGGTAATCCGCTATATTCCTGGCGTCTAATCCGTCAGAGCCTCATACCTCTTAGCGGCCAGTACATGACACTTGAGGAGGCCCAGGCGGATATTGCCAATATTCCTGTTGGAGCCGCGACATATGTCAGGAGTACAGACGGTAGCTCACTCGCTGATGAGTATATTAACAACGCTGGAGCACTGGAGGCTACCGGGTGGAAAATGCCTTCGCAAAATGGTGTCAATACGGCAATTAGTTATGTATTGGATGGTGTTTATCCCGCAGATAACTCGACGTCATGGGAAATAACGAACAATGTTGTTATGTTCTCTGATGGTTCCACAGTAGCAAATGCCTCATGGGATGCATATTACATCCCATGTAAAAAAATGGACCAGATTGATTACTTCGGGGTGGTCAATACAACTACTGTGGGCGAGGTCACAGCCTGGGTAATTCAGTGTGATGCAAACAAAAAATACGTAAAAACATTGACCACGACTGTATCTACTGGTGTGGCAACGCAGCAGGGCACAGTACATGGAACTGCGACGCAGGATGGTTTTTTCTATGTTCGCGTTCGTAATTCGACAAACCCTGAGTGGTATATTGATTACCTGAAGAAGAGACTCATCACCTCTGATGATTATCTGACTGGCATTTCCCAAATTAATAATGGCCTGTGGCCTGAAAGCGCATCATCAGTCTGGTCTATTACCACAAAGTTTGTGATTTTCTCCGCTGGTCTGTCAGGAACATATGCTGACTGGGATGCGTATTATGTCCCATGTAAGAAGGGCGATCGGTTTGAATACTTTGGTTCTGTAAACACCTCAACTGCTGGGGAGATGAATGCCTGGTTAATCCAGTGTGACGCAAACAAAAAATATGTTTCAGATCTGGCTACCAGCATTTCAACAGGAACGCCTACAGAGCAGGGGGCTCTGTTTGGAACTGCTGTACAGGATGGCTATGTCTATATCCGGGTGAGAAATAATGCTAACCCAGCCTGGTACATTAACTTCCTGAAGAAGCACATTCTGATCTCTTCCGAGCTTGGGGCCGTTGGTGGTGTGGCAGAGTACGATGTCCTTAAAGCGGTAAGCGATAACGGGAAGACAACTGATTACACCAAAAACGGCAATTACTATGTTTTTGGCGTCGTAATGCTGTATGACGGGACGATTAACAGCAGTGCTGGTAATGACTGGCTGGCCTACTATCTCCCCGTGTCTGCCGGTGACAAGGTGACCATGTCGGGTATCTACGGTTCAGCGACCGTCGGGCAGCAGATGGCCTATTTCATTCAGCTGGACCATGACAGAAATTTTGTTGCTCCTCTGGATATCTATACCAGCACCGGAGCCTCTGACGTCCAGTTAACCCGCAGCGTTATCGCTTCTCAGGATGGGGTGATGTATGTCAGGGTGCGGCGTGTACTGGGTGGCGTCGAACAGGCATACAGCGTTACAGCATTCCAGCGCAGCTACAAGCTGCTGCAGGACCTGTACGCTCTGCAAAATCAGGTTGATGACCTGATTAATAACGGGGCAGTGCAGACGCCTGTGATTGGTGCGACTCTGGAGCAGTTGCCAGTAAGACTGGATAACAGATTTAACTACAACGCTGCTGTATATATTCAGGATAACGTTGTCTCTGCAGGAAATTACACTTTCGCAGTTGGCACACGTGGGAACCGTCACCCCATCATCATGCGCAAAGAGAATCTTACCGGAGTGTGGACATATTTCGATCTTCACTATGTCACCGGAAACCCTTTAGCATCGCCAACCGAAGAAGATAGTCATAACGTTTACAGCCTGGGCGTGACGAAGGATGGTTATCTAATTGTCAGTGGGAATATGCATGCCAAACCGTGCCGGGCTGTTATATCCAATGCTCCATATGACATTACGGCATGGACTGCGATCAGTTACACTGACTCAGCAGAGGTAACATATCCCCGCTTTGTCAATTACCCGGACGGAACCACTCAGGCATTCTGGCGGCAGGGGGTATCGGCTGCTGGTCAATACTATTCTGCACTGTTTAATGACACGACCAGAACGTTTGGACCTGTATTCCAGATTGCAGCTACTGACCTTAATGCAAACGCCTATGAGCAACGGCTTGGTGTTGGCCGTGATGGAAGTCTTCATTTTTGTTTTGGGCTACGCGTCAACGCTAACGCTGCTGATGCTAACCGCGGCCTGTACTATGCGAAGTCGATGGATAAAGGGGCGACGTGGACGAACGCCGCAGGGACGATAAACTATCCGGCTCCTCTGACAGAGGCTAACAGCGAGAAAATCGCTGATATCCCGATCTATTCTGGCTATGTGAATCAGAATGGCGGCGCGTGCGATTACGACGGCCACTATCATACCTGCCTGTGGCAGACCGACGAGAATAACCATACGCAGATCGTTCATATCTGGTTTGACGGCACAGTCTGGCATGAAGAGCTTGTGTCGAAATTTGATTTCAAGGTAGACACATCCCGGCCTCTGCTGACTGGTACGCTAAGTCGTCCAGCCCTCGGATGTACCCGCTACGGAAAAACATGGATTTTCTATCGAACAACGGAAATGGGGCGCGATGGTGAGATACGGGCAATCGACGTTTCCGAACCAGGTAACCCGATTGAACATATCGTCACCGGGTTCAATATGGGGACACTGGAACTGGCGGTAAATACCAATATTCTGATGAACGATAACCAATTGCTGATGCTGGCAACCCGCGGTGCTATTGGTTATGAGGACCCTATGTACGCTCGATATACAGATGAGCCAGGGTATCTGTTAGTTGCTGTGATGCCGTAAGAAACATCACCCGGTAACCTTATGCAATGGTTACCGGGTAATTTATTATTTGAATCCTATAGTTAGTGACTTTTATCGATAAAATAAATATTGCATTCCATTTATGTTTACCGCTTTTCTAGCCTGTGAAAACAGCACCATCAACAGGATATAATATAGAAAGTTGAATTTCGGTTAAGCTTTTTATTACGTCCCCCTGCAGCGGAACTCCTGCGATATAAAGTTTCATTTCATTTCCATTCGTAATTGATGCGGTCACAGGTAATGAATTGTTTGGTACACTGATCCCTGTGGCGAGTGTGACAGAACCATCTAGTTCCAGTGTAAATACACCGCATCCAGATTTTTTCCCCAAGCTAATAGGTACTGGAAGCTTAATAAATAAATCACCAGAGGGTTTTGTATTAACTGAACTTACAGCTAACCATAATGAGAGATTGCACATGCCATTATCTATGTAATAATCACAGCCTCTGGAACTGTAACTAATGTTTCCTGGTATATCCTTACCTGCAACACCAGGAGTATAGGTGCCGACTCTTCCACCAATCTGAGGTTTATTTGTAGAAGAATATTCAACTTCGTCTGAAATACCTGTTGATTGGTTTCTATTGTTAATAATAAACGTTCTTGCTGCTGTTCCCTCAACAGAAAATCCATATGTTTCATTGAGTGCAACACCATATTTATTATCTTCAACTTTTAATCCATACAATCCTCTCAGTTTAACTGCTCGTAATTGCTTTGGAGAAACAATATAGCTATTTCTTACAGTGATGCTATGAGCAGTGTTAAGGCTTGATATCATTACTCCACTGTTATCAAATCCATTTGTTCCTGGAACATCGCAACCTATTAAGACGCCAGCTTCAGTATTAGCATTTCCGTTCGTGCCATTCCCGTTATTATACAGATAACACCCTTCAATTATTACACCATGCGCTGAATTACTACCACTGTTGGTGTTAGAAGTAATGGCCAAACCCCATGCGCCATCTTCAGAATGCTCAATGTTACACCCGGATACCATAGAGCCAGCAGGGTTGCACATTAACAGATTGCCTACTAATCCATGGTGGAATGTAGCTCCGCCAGTTACTGTTATGCCGGTATGGTCGTTGGTATATCCTATGCGACAACAAATTTGCCCACCATAATACTCCCCACCAATTATTGAGCATCCCCAGGCTCTTTTTGAACCAAGCCACAGGCCATATCTGGCACGAAGCGGATTGCCATCGGCATCTTTATTTGTAGAGATTCCTGCCCAAAAGTCACAATTGATGACAAATGTATTATAACACCTGGAAATTTTAATTAAGGCATCATTATAGTAAGACTTTCCATCATCGATATATCTAACCTTGAGGTCTCTAAGATAATGCCTTCTTGTCTTGGCCCCACTGGTCTCATCACCCATAACTATCTGACCGCCAGCCATTAAAATAGTACCATTGATAATATTAAAATTAATATCGAGTTTGTGGGTGGATTTGAGTGTGTATGTTTTCCCACGTAAGTCAATGGTGTAAGGTAAGTCGCTAGATAATGATGTATCCTCTAGTTCGGAGAGTCCCTTAAACATTGAAGACCATAAATCGTCATCCGTTGGCGCAGGTAAATCTATGCCATACATTTCTGGGTATACTATACGACCTAGACTTAGTAATTTGGTTACACTCATGTGATAAGGAGTATTAACCAGGTCTCCTCCAAGCCCCTCTTGTGGAGAGTTTAAATCTTCTCTTAAAGTGTCATCAGTAATCATTCTTGCCTCTCTTGCTTTCTGTATATTTCATTTAACTGTATAAACAAACAGTATTTTGTGCAAGTTGGATTAATAAAAAAGTATGATGACTGAATTTAGTTTCACTAAAGCGTTTGATGATCAATGCGTATCTTAATGATGAACATTTTACCGGTTGTAAATTCGTTTGTGATTAGGGTATATAACTGAGTAGGGACTTAAACATAGAACAGAACCTGGGATTTACTGTGGAAAAATAATTGGTTTCAGAGAAATGAATTACGATGTGTACCGTAAACTATAGCAACCACGTAGCAGGTGACTGATGTGTTCGCAGATGGTGTGATAAACACATTATCAATTTTCTCAGCAAATCCTTGCGAAGCATTGCGTTACAACAATGGCATTCATCAATAGACGCTCCCTGTCTTGATCTCCTCTTCCATAAAAACTACTGTATATAAAAACAGTATAAATGGAGTGACAGATCATGCTTCAACAACCACAGTTTTATGAAGTAACCGGCATAAGCCAGCATGCAACATTCGTTGATACACAACGTGGCATCGCCGTAATTGAGCGCTCATCATCGCCGTTAGCATCAGCGGTTTTACTTATCTCATATTGCGGGGTACAGCAGTTTGCGCGCTTCCTTGGAGGATCGCTCATTACGGAGGACGGCGACGCTATTGAAGGGGATATGCTAGCGGATGTTGAGCTGATAGGAGTGGTAACTCACATCATCAGTAAAGCCGGTTTTGATGACAGCCCGGTGATGTAATGTTTGCTCTGGTTGATGTGAACAGCTTCTACGCGAGCTGCGAAACCATTTTCAGGCCGGATCTGCGAGGGAAGCCAGTTGTCGTATTGTCCAATAACGATGGTTGCGTGATAGCGCGTTCTGCCGAAGCCAAGAAACTTGGCATCAAGATGGGGGATCCGTACTTCAAATGCAAAGACCAGTTCCGCCGGCATGGCGTGGTTTGCTTCAGTTCGAACTATGAACTCTACGCAGATATGAGTAATCGGGTCATGACGACACTTGAGGAAATGTGTCCCAGAGTTGAAATCTACAGCATAGACGAGGCTTTTTGCGACCTCACCGGTGTGCGTAATTGCCGTGTGCTGGAAGAGTTCGGACATGAGCTGAAAGATACGGTCTACCGCAATACCAGACTTCCGGTCGGGGTGGGGATCGCACAAACAAAGACGCTGGCAAAGCTCGCCAATCATGCTGCGAAAACATGGAAAGCCACTGGCGGTGTAGTTGACCTGTCGAATGTGGAAAGGCAGCGCAAACTGATGGCTTTACTTCCGGTGGATGAAGTGTGGGGTGTTGGCCGCCGTATCAGCAAAAAGCTTGAGGCTATGGGGATAAAAACCGTCCTGCAGCTAGCTGATACGGATATTCGCTTCATCCGTAAGCACTTCAACGTGGTGCTTGAGAGAACTGTCCGTGAGCTGCGCGGCGAGCCGTGTCTTGAGTTAGAAGAGTTTACGCCAGTGAAACAGGAAATTGTCTGCAGCCGGTCGTTCGGGGAGCGCATTACCACCTATGAACAAATGCGGCAGGCTATCTGTTCATATGCGGCTAGAGGCGCAGAGAAACTTCGTGGGGAGCATCAATACTGCCGACACATATCGGCGTTCGTGAAGACGTCGCCGTTTGCGCTGAACGAAAAATACTACGGTAACAGCGGATCCATTAAGTTACTGACGCCCACGCAGGATAGCCGGGATATCATCAATGCCGCGGTAAAGTGTCTGGATGCGATATGGGTCGATGGGCACCGGTATCAGAAGGCGGGGATCATGCTCGGTGATTTCTATAGCCAGGGTGTCGCTCAGTTGAACTTGTTTGACGACAATGCGCCAAGGCAGAACAGTGAGAAACTAATGGAAGTTCTCGACCACCTCAACGCAAAGGACGGAAGGGGAACTCTCTATTTTGCTGGGCAGGGGATCCAGGCCACCTGGCAGATGAAGAGAGAAATGCTCTCTCCACGATACACCACAAGATACAGTGATTTGCTCGAAGTCAGATGATTCAATCCACTAATTTTGAAAAATACTCTTGCTGGTTCTGTGGTTAGTGGAATTAGCTATAAGCGATCAGCAGACATTTCAGTGAAAGATAGGCGTTTAATCATCTCATGACTGAAAAATTAATGTTCCGTGCCTGGTGATTTATGCAATTGTTAAAGGAAAGCACAAGCAGGTTATCACGCCACAGAGGGCGTGAAATAACAATCATGGCAGCTTCTCTTTTTTTTGTAATAAATGCAAAATTAGAGAATAACCCTGGGATTGGCGGTGCAGGGACGATTTAATGACTTTGGACGTAGCCCGATTCTTAGAGTTCCCACCATTAGCTCTCCTTCTTTTTTAACTGTTGACATGGTCTACGGGGGAAATAGTCATTTTTTTTCTTCATCGCTTATTTTAAGCTTGCTTTTTCCAAAACTTAAACTGCTCCCTGAAATATTTTTTAGTATTATTTCATAAGGGTGTTTAGCAGCTTTTTCTCGTTCAGCACGAGATATGCATATTATTTTAATCAACTCTATGTCGCGTTCGTTTAAATCTGAACCTTTTTTATATTTAATGAAGAAGTCTTTGATGTCATTCTTTTTTTGCTGATCTTCAAGTATGGCCATTATAACTGCCGTCCTTGAATAACAGGATTTTATTACAAAAAGAACGAATAAACTAAGACCAAAGTACAAGCTAGCAATAGTTATTCTGACTTCATAAGATAATTTATCAAGCCAGATGAAGCCGCATATTACTGATATGGTAGATATAAAGAAGAGATTTATAAATATCATGCGAGTGGTTTTTGCGCTGGAGTACTCTTCTTCAAGGTAATTGTTTAATTTCTTTAGTTTTGGTTCCGTTTTTTCTACGGACCCGCTCCTTTCTGCTGTAGTTTCTTTTTCTTTATCAATATATAAAAAACTAGAAAGGAAGGTGTGCATTATTCCAATCAGGCTGATATTTTTAAAAAACCTTTTAATAAAATATTTCTTTTCTTTAAGTGATAATGAATTAATTAACCTTGTTAAATTGTACAAGGTGAAACCAAAAATCATAATTAATACAATGCAAAGGGATATTATAAATATTTTATTATTATCAAATTCATTGATGTTTATATTCGGAGTCATGAGTATAAGCTGTATAGTCAAAAAGGTGCTCTTATTGTGCCCTCAACAAGGGTAAATGAAAAGCACCATCATGCTAATTGTTTGAAAAGCATACAGTATCAATTTTCAACACAAAGAATTACGTGGTAACGGTTGTAATATTGCATAATCTATGCCCCCATGCTGTTGCAGAAAAGAGGATGAAAAGGGGGAGTTCAAAAGTGACTTTCATTGCTCTCATTAACCAGTTAGATCTAACAGATCTCTTTAAAATCATATGAGATTTGTATACCTACTTAATAAATACCACATTAGTGGCAAGTGGTAGATGCTGAGAACTTATCAGACTTAGTTAGTAGAGCATAGTAAGAAGGACTTTCTAATGAACGAAAGCGATATAGTCAATGCCTGCTTTTGGCACATTGCTGTCGTTAACGATTATAGGTGCTCAATAACCTCGATTAATTCTGATCCTTGGTTTTTCACGTTACCCACGGCACGGGAAACAGGGTGCCATGTGAAATGGTCTGCGGGCACAGTACCGTCCGCAGCTATTTCTTCGGCTTCTTTCCCTCCTATGTCTTGTCTCATCCATTCCCTGGCTGCTTCTGATGAAAGTACCAACGGCCGGCGGTCGTGAATGTCTACCAGCCCTTTATCTGCAGCCGCGGTGACTATCAGAAAGCCTTCTGCTTCATCTCCGCGTTCAAATGGTGTGCTTCCGATTGCTGCCATGAATATCGGCTGCCCATCGGCACGATGGATGAAGTAGGGCTGCTTCTTGTCGCCTTCCTTCTTCCATTCGAACCAACCATCAGCAAAGCAGATCGCCCGGCCATGTTGCCATAGAGGTTTAAACATTCTGCTGGTGGCCGCCGTTTCGACGCGTGCGTTAATCAGAGGTGGTTTATCCCACCATCCTGGCGCATAACCCCAGAAGACAGGATCGATATGCAACTGCTCGTCGCGTTCGCTCAGGAGCAAAACCTTTGTCCCTGGCGCCACGTTGTACCGGCCGATTGGTTTGGGGTCATAAGCGATATCCCGCTCAGCCTCTTCAGCCAAATAAGCCAGGTACTCTTCACGGGTTTGTGATTGAGCAAATCGTCCGCACAT